CGCCGACTCCTTAAGACGAACGCCTTCTTTAGAAGCCACCTTTTTCATGGCCTCCTCAACACGTTCCTTTTCCTCCTCCATCAAGGTGGTATATACATGCCCAGATCGGACACGCTGAAAACCATACTTGGCCGCACTAACCAAGTCCCTATCTGGCTTGTCGGGCAGATTGTCGTAGATATAGAACTTTTGCAGAGACTTAATGAGATCAACACCCGCTTCACTACACCGCTCTTTGAGCGAGTTAGATTCCCAACGCTGCCACAAAAGAAATAAGCAGTCTATTCCTTTACGTATGTCCTGATCCGCAGTAGACAGCCTCCCAGGATTGCGAGGGAATCTAGGTCGTATGTGCTTCAGCACCTCCAGAGTTTTTTCGTCGATCTTTTTAATGCGATCAACGGGACTTTCCCCCTGTATAGCCATTTCCTCCTGTATGGTCACGCTATCAAGTCCTTCATCTTGATGTCTCGGGGAACCCAGGTTTTCGGCCTGTCTGGATCTTCCCCGTCCTTATATGGAAGATAACTGTATGGCTCAAGAAAGTCCAGTGGAATGTAAGGGATTAACTTCCCATACGTCCCACGACGGTCGCTGCGGTCGATACGGAACCAGATCTCTGCACCCTTCATCGTTGGGCTTTGATAGACGACGCACGCACCACCTCGGGAAGCGCCTGCTCTGCGGAACCAAGAAGAGATGGTTTTGGTGCTAATCAACGGCTCCATGTAGAGCGAACCATTCTTGGCCTTGAAGAACTTCACCTTCTTCTCATCACCAAGCCAAGTCTGGAAGAGTTTGACCGCCTTTTCTTTAAGACGAATGCTGGAAACGAAGGCCAGCCCCTCACACAGGCCGAAGACTGTACACGAGGACTTGCCCTCGAAGTCCCGGCCAGCCGCCCATTCGTAAGAAGTGTCGAAAACATCCTGCCCCAAAGGAAAGATGAGACACGTTTCCATGAATGGGTCTTGGAACCGTGGGTTGGGACGCTCCTTGAACTGGATGAGAACTGTACCTTTCTTGTGCATCCACAACCAGTCGATCTTGTTTGACATGTCCTCATTAGCATCGGCGCTAACAAAACACTCTTTATCAATATCGGAAACCACCTCCACGAGGAAACGTCTACGTCGATTCTGAACTTTCGTTCCGGCGTCTACTCGTTTTTGTTCATTGGTCTCCTTGTGCAACTCTTTCATATCTGGCATGAAAATCTCCCATACTGTTATACTGCCACTGGTATTTCTATCGGCGGCAGGGGGTTATAATTCACAATTTTAAAATCCTCAGTCTTGTAGGATTCAATATCATCTGCCTTATTAAGTTGCAGTTGCGGGGAATCAGGCTTCGGTCTGGAGAGGTATTCCTCAACAGCCGGAATCTGATCTTCATAGATGTGACTGTCTACAGTCGAGTGGACGAACTCATACGGTTCGTAGCCGCACTGTTGGGCGAGCATGTAAATGAATGCCGAATAGAACTGAATGTTGGCAGGCACGCCCACGGGGAAATCACAACTGCGTTGAGTTAACATACCCGATAACATACCATCATCAACAAAACATTGAAAGGTGTAATGGCAAGGCGGCAGTTTCATGTTATCAAGTTCGGCTGGGTTCCAAAGAGAGAAGAGGATTCGCCGATCATCTGGTTTATTCTTCAGTCGGTCCATCATGTAGGCCAACTGATCGAAGCCACCACGACCATACTCGGGCGAGTCGGGATCACCGTTGCCAAACTCGCCGCCAAAGTGACGCAAATTGAAACCGTAAACCTTCCCAAAAGAGTCGGGGACAAAACCACGGGCTGCGGCCCACTCTTCGTCCACCCACGGCGTCCAAAACTTGCAGCCATTCGCAATGAAGTCGGCATTTCTTGTCCTGCCGGAAACGAATGTTGTCAGTTCTCCAAACACCGCCTTGGGCCACAACTTGCGGCGAGTTGTCATTGGAAACGCCTGATCGATTCGATAACGAGATTGAATTCCAAATTTCGCTATCGTCCTCACGCCCGTCCGGTTCGTCTTCCAAACCCCCTCTTTCAGAATCCGTTCCAATGCGTCGTCATACGGGTCCATCACGTACATGTAAGATCTCCTTTGGTGAAAAAGTTTCGTCGCATTATACTTTAAGAAAGAGATTCACGGAACGCCAATATGCTAGTACCCACCAAACAAGAATACCCACTTCACGAGCACATGATCGCCGGGCTCGTGGAATCCGAAGAAAAAACACTGCTGAAAGACAAGGCCACTGCTATCATTGCCACATGTCAGGCAGATCTCAAATATCTCATGTGGTCTCTCTTCTCTCTATTCTTGAGGACCGACCGCACCTTCATGGAACATGCTATTGTTGTCATCAACGGCCCAGACAAAAGAACTGGAGACCCTAGCTTGCAGGACAAGAAAGAAAAGTTCCTGCATGAATTCAGAGATGAGTGTGACATGCCCATCACGGTCACCCGAACCTGGAGCCGAATAGGGCACTGCCAAGCTATCGAATCCGCCATACCATGGGTTCACACCGAATACTACCTGTTGATGCACGACGACATCATTGTCGATGATGAAAAATGGCCCGCACAGTTGCAAGAGAAGGGGTTTCTCCAAGATCCTATGCGAGCCGTAATAGCGGCACCACCACTGCTTCTGAATACTATCAACCGCACAAAATACAATGGGAAAAACAAAGTCGGCCTGCCCCACATCAATACGGCCTTCGCCCTGGTGAGAAAAGCAGCAGTCGTAGACAGTGGGGCCAAGTGGTATGGCTATCACATCCCTAAGAAATTCACTTACGACCACTCCCTTGCCGAATTCATGAAATACCACGGAGACAGCGGACATTTTGGCCATTCGCCGCCCAAGCTAGGAGAGGAATACGAGTACATCAATACAGATGTGGGTGCCTGGGTTTACTACAATTTGCGTGAGCGTGGATACAGGTTCCACTACTTTGGCCGAGGCACCGTCTTTCATTTCGGTGCTGCTAGTTGGGATTTTCAGAACACTCGCCAGAGATTAACCGTGGGACAACACTACATTAAAGAACTAGAAGAAAAAATCAAAGAAGCTGGACACCAAAAATTGTACGAAAGGCACCTCAATGGATGACATCGCTTTCTTAATAAAAACGATAGACCGCCCCAAAATGCTCCACAGAATCCTAACATCCATTAGGAAATTCTACCCGGAAGTGCTTGTCATTGTGGGAGATGATAGCGAAGAGCCATACCCGGAGGTGTCAGCGCAATTCGAAAACGTAGTTCACCTTGAACTGCCACCAGACATAGGGTGCTCCGCAGGAAGGAACCGACTGCTTGAAGCAGCCCTGGATCGTGAAAAACCACTGTTCGCCTTATTCGACGACGATAATGTTGTATCTCGATGCACCCAAATTGAACTCATGCGGGTTAACCTACTGGAACACCCTGTTGATCTAGTAGCTGGCTTCTTTTACAAATCGTACCCCAAAGGCGTGATAGAAGCCTACGAGGGATTCTTTGCATGGGACGAACACCATGCACACCTGAGACTGTCAAAACCAAAAGGGATAGGTGATGCCAAACTGAGACACTGCCTCATCGAAGTGGACTGCACCCAACAGTTCTTTGTAGCAAACACCCAGGACATCCTAGACATGGGAGGATGGAGCGAAAAATACAAAACAAAAGAACATGAGGATTTCTTCTTGAAGCTACGAAAAAGCGGAAGGCGTGCCGCCATATGTCCATGGTCAGGCGTATTACACAGAAGAGAACATGCAGTGCATGGCCGGGATGAAGAGTATGAGGGCATCCTAAACATCAAGAATGAAATAGAAGACAGGAAAAAACTGTACGAAAGCCGAAGAGGGCGAGGCTCCTACAGAAACATGTGGAAAAAAGATTGGGGTGCAGAAAAGTTCTCTGTAAGAGGCACGCCTTATTCAGCCGAAGACTACGTAAGAAGAGTGTTGACTAAACACAAAATCAACTTCCGCTCTGGATCGGCTAAAATGCCTTTCGTCAGTTTAGACGCCGAAACATTGGACGAAGATAGAAGACCACCCCTACAAATCAATCCAGTGCCTTTGATTTTTGTTCCGAAAGATCAGGAGGCAATAAACGAGAGCGTATCGCCATCAGAAAGTGATATGCACAAACCCTTGGGTTCAATCGTTCCTCCAGAAAATCCCGATTTCTCTGACGGTGCTCTCTGTAGTCCTCCCAATTCCCCAAAACGGAATCTACTTTTAGTTTAAGGTCCGAAAAATCTGGTCGGCATTTTACGTAATGCCCCTCCTGATATATGTCTGGCCATGTTTCGCAAAAATCGGTATCTGGCTTAATCAACACGCAGCCTGCGTACAACGCCTCAAAATCACGAATACACGACTCGCTATTGCCCCAAGGCGACACACAGATTTTAGAATCCATCAAGGACTGCATGTATTCTGGAGTTTTCATTTTGCCATCTTCCGGGGCCGAGAAGTATTTCTTGAACTCCTGGTTGGGTAACCAATAGGTGCGCACATAACTCTTACACGACAACTCGTTGATGGCATCCAGAGCTTTTTGTCGGTGGGCTGGAACCAAGATGTCCTTGTGCCCCATAGACCCAACAAAGTTTATGTCATACTTTCGCCCCAACTCATAATGTACATCACCAACCGTACTGATTGCCGAACGAAACCTGCGCAGCATGAACATGGAAGAGAAGATGGGGATTAGCTTAGAAGTGTCGCAGACAATCTTCTTCTCCGAAAACCCAGCCAGCTTTTTCCATGGCCCATCCAATCCCTGGTAGATGCATTTTTTATGCCACGTTTGATCGGTGACATACCAACTACGATCTCTGTAAAGGTGGTAACACAACACGCCAGCCACAGAAGGATGTAGACTCAATTCGGCGGCGGCTCCCCCAAAGCACGTATCCTCCTTCCTCAAGTCAAAAACGAAAACGGGCTTGCCAAAATCCAACACTCCCGGATTGCGTCTAACTTCGTGAACATCCGTCAACAAAACATGAGCGTCTTCATGTTCCCCGAAAACAAAATCCGCCAGATTGTCAAAACCCGACATATTGTCTGACAATTCCCCCGGAAGCTTGTCGTCTCTAAAAAAACACCCAATCCTCCACATGCCATTATCTGGAGAACTAGGATTCGCATAAGATGGGCCCGACATCACAAGCTCTTGAAAATTCTTGGTAAGAACACACTGACCCCACGGCCCACCTTGATTCACATAGAGAACATTGTTGCTGGAATTTTGGTTGTAGCGCCCTCTATTTATGGACGCACTTTTTCTTCGATGGAGTTTTTGGTGCTTATCTCTCAACTCGGGACTGTGCTTTAAGAAATGAGTATAACCTCTACTGAATCTTTCTATTTTATACCCCAACCTTTTAGCTCTAGCGATGAAATCATTGTCCTCATAGCCCCAGCCATTGAAGCTTTCGTCATATCCACCCAGAAGCTCGAAATCCTTCTTGTAACAAACAATTTTACCCGACGCTTGATCGTTACCGCCCTCAATTACACATGGCTCGTCTTGTTCCTGAAGCAACTCGTAAACATGCCAAGCGAAACCCTCGCCAGCATAATTGTCGGCATCCATGTTGCAAAGAATGTCGCCCGTGGCCAAGCAGTGGGCAATGTTTTTACAACGACTCATGTGAAAATATTGGAAATAGTCATTGCGATAATACACAAGCTTGCCCGAGCGGATATGCTCCATCATCTCACTGGCAACCCAGTCTACGAGACCATCGGTGGAATTGAAATCCACCAACACAAATTCGAGATCTGGATAATCTGCATTATCTGCAATGTTGCGTGGCAACGTTTTTCGCAAATGAACCAGCCGATTCATGCAAGTAGTACAGAATGAGACTTTCGCCACCATCGCAACCTCCCTTCGTCGTCTTTATCAAACTCTAAAGCTCTTTCTTCCTGCTCAAGGGTGGTTGGATGCATAAACACCTCCCGCTCATCAGTGCAACAGTCCTTGCACCGTGGCGGTTGCAAGTCACTGGCGGATCGCTTAACCCGTCCACACTCACCACAGATGTACAACCTGCGCCAAAACAATCCCAACCGACCCTTTCCATTGCCCATCGCTTTGGCAAAACCAGGAAGCCTCTTGCTATTCCAATACTCGTGATACTCGGGAACCTCTCTGCGAGAATGCCAAATTTTCAGCGGGCCGTGAATCCACAGAGTTTTACCAAATTGCCCTCTAAAATTCCATGTGTGAGGAAGGCAAAAAGGATTGAACCTCTCACGATAGATGGCCGCACAAAATGGCGGCTGATCGTTGCTGGCACCCGTTTCTGCACATATTACCTTCCACCTGTCGAAGAGCTTCTTCACACGGTCGTCCTTCTTGAAAAAGACAACCCCGCTATTGTAATAGATCATGTTGCGATCTATCTCTTTCCCATTAGCCCACAAGTGAAATGTGGGCGCATAAGCAACAGCCAAACCATGTGCCTCGACCATCTCCCATGCGAAACTCAAATCCTGATCCAAGATAACCGTGTCGTCATCGAGGAAGAGAGTTTCGTCGTAAGGAGAGTAATCGTACATCAAAGACTTGCGAGACAGATTCTTCAGGTCTGATGGGAAATCAATCCTCACCACGTCGTCGAACGTTCCGGGTTCCACATTGGTGGTCTGGTCTGTCAGCAGGGTGGTGTGCAGACCACACCCCTTCGCCGAAGCAAGCGAGCGATAAGCCAACTCCCCGCTGACGTGGGCGTCTCCCCAGATCACATAAATGACACCTCGACTCATGCGTATCTCCTGAGTTTTTGATCCATGTCGCCCGCCACATTCAGGATTGCTCCAATTTCCCCCTGAGACAGGACATCTCTCCATTTATCCACCGAAGTCAAATCAATAGGACGAGCAGAGTCCGTGCCGCCCATCGCCCAACCATTCTTTCCCGTTTCGTCATGCTTCTTCTTATGATGCTCCAACAACTGGTCGCTCCATGAGAGCCGCATCATTTCCATGACCTTTCTCAAGGTGGGGGCTGGGTCATGCACGAAGCTATTGTAGTAAACCGGCAAAGCCTCCATCTGAAAAAATGCACCGGTCTTGTACTGCCAATAAACAGCAGCACGAATCACATCCTCGTGGGGATGCCCCTTAGCCCTCTCCAACACCTCGCCGTAATTCCTTTGCAGGCCACGAGCTTGATCCTTCAACCAATCATTCAATCGGCTGACGATCTCTCGCTGCATCCAAGCCCCCTTGACTTTGCTTTTGTCGGAAACTTTCTTCATGGATGCAACAACCGAAAGAACGTCCCGCAACATGAAGACTACATTATCCTGGGGACGCAGGTGTTGACGAATGCAATCGTATTCAACAAACAACTCAGTCCATATTGGCAATTGGAATCCAACCGCACGAATTTCCTGGGGGAAATCATCCCATGGTCGATTGCCCTCCAAGACCCCATAGCCCTTGATCTCCCCATAGCAATGAATGTTGGGATGGCTATTCAGAACCAACCTCATCAGCGTCGTGCCACTCCTCTGACAACCAAGGACAAACACCCTGGGCAATTCTTCTGGCTTCATTTACTGAAAATCCTATTTATCTCTTTTATCTCTGGACTGTCGGGAGTTATCACCCTGCCGTGCTTGGCCTCTGCGATCATCGACTCCACCAAATCTATCGCCTCCACCTTATCCTTTTTACCCACCCAAAATGGATACGGCATCCGCTCCATATCCTTCCCCTGAATGTTCTGGGTGTGGTTGATGTAGCTCTTCAGAAGCCTTGTGGCTAAATCAGAGACTCCCCATCCTATAATGAAGTATAACTCGTCTTCATTCACGCCATCTTTCAGGAACCCGCACGGTGCTCCACTGTCTAGGACATAACCTTCCGGCAAGTACCTCATCTTAATCCGACTGGCCACCAAGTTCCATGTCAATCCCATGCGCCCGAAATAGGGAAGTCCGCCAATGCCATGTAAATACCAATTGCCGTTCTTTTTAAAAAGCTTAACGGCCTCTCCATCATTTTTCCAGTAAATTGCATAACGAGCGGGAGCATAGATAATTTCCTTGGTCGCTTTGTTGTAAGGTTTGTAGCCCGAGTGGTCCTTCAATACCCTGGGCTTCTCCAGAGGGGTGATCCGCACATTCCTGCGTGTCTTACCCTCTAGCTCTTGCCGCCGAACTTCTTCTTCCTTCTTAGGCGACAACTTGTTCAACCGAGCCCGTGCCTTTTCCCCCTCCAGAGTAATAGGGTCATCAAAGAACTCAAACTCATGAGTCTCTTCTATCTTACCATCCTTAATCTCCCGGACAAAATACTCGTTTTTGCCCGTTGTCATGCCACCCGTGCAAACAATGTAATCCCCCAACTTTGGCCCCTCAAAATAACGAGCATCTTCCTTCGTGATCGTCCAAGAAAAATTGCCCGTCATCTCCATGTGCTTTCGCAAAACCGGCTGGCCATCTAAAAGCATTTCGTGCGTTCCAAAGCCCTTGCAGCCCCGAACAACCACCATGGGATAATCAGTTTCCTCTGAGAAGTATTTCAGACGGTCTACCGCCACTCGGCCATGGTCCATCAAATACCTCCTCAAACCATCCATGGTTTTAATGGTTAGGAAACTGTCGCTACAAATGAAGGCATACGCCCCCAGGAAGCGCAGGTGATCCATCGTCTTGAGAACAAACCAGGAATAACTCTCCTTTTTGATCTTGCGGCCATCTCGCTTGCCGTAGATCTTCTCCCACTTGTCCTGGTGTTCTAGATCAATGGTGGCACCAAACGGAGGATTGCCCGTTGCGAAATCAAACTCCAGATCGAAGTTCTGATGAAAAAAGTCCCCATAGAGGAGATTGGTTTTCTTCGGACAGCAACCATACCTGTATGCAATAGCCCTTCTCAATCCTTGGTAAAGGCCAGCATCTATCTCGACCGCCCATATGTTGTTGTTAAGAATGTGGTCTAGTCGAGATTCCATGTTTCCATCTTTGTGCATCTCCAAAAATCTGTCGATCAATGGAATGACAAAGGAACCATTGCCGCACCCCGGCTCTAAAACCGTACTGCTGGGATGCAGTGGTAAAGAAGACACAATCTTTGCAGCAGTCTCCACGGGCGTCAAGAACTGCCCAAGCTGTGACTTCTTGTCTCTTTCGTGCTTACGTATTCTTTTCATTCATTCAAAACGAGTAACCCGCCGCACAAAGGCGGCGGGTTACTCTCTTCTCATGGTTTTTCAGACGGCTTTGGGGAGTCGAACCCCGGTGGCCCTTACCAAGCCGTTTGGGCGAATTCATTGGGCATTAGCTTTGATCCTTACTGGCAACGGCAATTTATCTGTCTTTCGGGCAAGCCCTAATCGTTTTCAACAGGTGTCACCTAAAGGAACTAAATCCCACTTGGCTTCGCCAAACCACCAGCGGGGTGACGCTGAGTTGGGCATTTTTAATTCTAACATTAAATAAAAAATCTTACATGTTACATCAGAAACTTCAAGTGATACCGGTACATTTCATGCCCTTTCATTTTTCCATTTCCATAATATAGCGTATTCAATGGAGAAAATCAACCTCCAAGAAACGCTCTCATCATGCAGCGAGGACACATGCCGCCAACAATGTTGCCTTCATCATCGTACTTGGCAAATCGCATATGCTTCAACCTCGATGGCCTATTACATGTAGGACAGTGTAATGTACCTTTAGGGCCTCTGTCAACATCATCTGCGGGGAAAACAAGCTTTAATGGCGGGAGCCTGTCCAGCTTTCTTGCTGGAAGGGCTTCTCTAAGCTTCTTCTTTTTCTTCCTTTTCTTGAAGAAGGGATCTTCACCGCTATCGACAACCGGGCCAACACTCATGCGGCGGACCATAGGAATGGATGGACGAGCAAACGTGGCCACACAATTAGTGCCCGTAGCATTTTCTTGTATCTTTAACCATTCTGCAAAATTCATTACATCCCCATTCCCATGCCGCCCATTGGGCCCCCACCGGGCAATCCTCCCGCCCCGCCTGCGGCACCAGCAGAATCCATACCCTGAGTCAGCATTTGGCTCAACTTATCAACGGAAACCGTAAAGGTTTCTCCCTCATCGTCGGTTTCTGGAACTCTGGCCCACTTCTTCGTGGTCTTACTCTTAGCAAACAACTTCTTCGTCGCTTGGGCTGGGTCTACAATGAGCTTGATTTTGGCGGCTGTTACATTGCCCTGGTCATCCTTGATTAGGTCCACTACTTGGTAGCCGCTCATGCTGTGTGCCTTGCCACCCACTTTAAAATTGGCCAAAACCTGGGGAATCTTCTCCAGATCGTCCACGTTAATACCTAATTCATCACTCAAGGCGTCGAGATGGTTCATGGCCTTGGGTTTCTGATCTTCTAGGAATTGGCGGAACGACAATTGCATGTTCATACCTTATATATCAGTATCAAGCGGATTTAGGAGAAAGTATGCGATCCCCAGGATTTTCAGATTTCAGAGAACTAATGGACAAATGGGACGAGGCCGTAGACCGCAAACAGATCCAAGACATGATAGAAGGTAACCACTTTGTCTTCTTTTTCAAGCGAAAAGACGAGGTATTCGGAGCCCCCGAGGAAAGCCGACTCACGTTCGCTAAGATGAAAAACCCCGACGAAGATGCTTCTGAAGAATGGATTAAGGACGCCTCGTTTGCCGCCGTTAACTTCAATCGAGCGCTCAAGGGCGAAAGTGTGAAAAGTGTTTTCAACGCCGAAGACCTCAAGCAGATCAAAGTCATCGAAAGAGACGAAGCCGTAGACGTATTGGTTAAAAAAGCCAGTGGTATGCCCGATAAGAACATCAAACAAGATCTGAGCGACAGCGAGGAAGACGTGCCAGAAGATCCAGCCGCATCCCCTACTATCAACAAGGTGAAGGAGCGGTAGTGGATTTCAGCTTTGCCCAGTGGTTAGAAGCAAACAACAAGTGGGGAATCCTCTCTTGGGATGGCAAGAGATGGTACGAAAGCTCCCACATGATGGGCGACCGAGCGGAAATCAAAGTCACTTGGCGTAGCAATGGGAAAGTGGATGTGGAAGTTGGCCCCAGACATCCCATGCTCAAAAGAGCGCTAAAAGTGCTCCTGAGACAACGGCCCGAATTCCGTGATGCGGAAATTGAGTTTGATGGATACTCTCCAGGAACCGTAGGCGAATTTATCAAGGGGCCCACACGCCCGCCGTGGGAAATGCCCCGCTACTTCTATCAGGGCACTTCTATGGATCGCTGGGATCGCATCCAGGATGAAGGTCTGGTGCCTCGATCTGAAACAGGCGTTAATCCCGCCTATGGGGCCCACATCAGTTCCGCCAAACCCTCTAACCCAGATTACGTCTACCTCGGAGGGTCACCAGGATCGGCCTGTAGCTTGGCAGCACATGACGCCGCAAGATTAGACAAAAGCCAACCAGTGATGCTACGAATTGATTCCCGAGGGATGAGGAAGAGCAAACTTCGGCCAGATGAAGATGCTATTCCGAGGGGCGACCTCTACGGAAACCACGACTGGCAATATAGCATGAAAAGATTGGACTCTGTTGGATACGAAGGAAGCATAGATCCGAAGTTCATCGAACTCTACAAGGTGTGGGACAAGAAATGGGTTGATCCACCGCCTCCACCCGAACCCGACTGGCTGGCCAAACAAGTAATGGGCATGGGCGGATCGGATTATCAGACCGTTCCAGGCACCACATCCGCTAAATACAAATGGGCCAACCCGAGAGAGGATTAGTATGGGCATGCAATTTGACATCCCAGACAAACACAAGAGAAAATACCAGTGCTTTGTCTGCGGCGAACAATTTACTGATTTTGTAGAATACAAAGAACACATTGTCAAGAAACACGAAGAGGGTAAAGATTACGTGCTCTGCCCCCTAAAGAGATGCGGTGCCCCCGTGCGAGATATGCGTCTGCACTTCAAGGTGAAACATCCATCTGAGAAACTGCCCAAAAAAGCCCAAACACGAGCCATGGTGTGGAAGGACATCTCGCCAAGGAGAGGCAAGAAAAAAGACGGCAAGCCCGTTATGGAAACACGTAAGCCCAAGTTCCGTAAAGGGATATATGAGTCAACCAAAATGAGCAGAAGCTTCAAGTACGACTCTGGATACGAAGAAAAGGTATTTGAGCTACTGGATAGCTGGGTCGAGGTAGAAGCTTTTGCTGTCGAACCATTTAAGATACCCTACGTTTTTGAGGGCAAACCACGCACATACACACCTGACATTCTCGTAACTTTCCTCGATGGCCACACAGAACTGTGGGAAGTGAAACCAGAAAACCAAACCGCTCTGCCTATTAACAAGGCCAAGTGGAAAGCGGCAGAAGCCGCCTGTGATACCAGGGGGTGGTTGTTTAAGGTAATCACCGAACAAGTTATCAATCAGTTGAAAAAGAGGGTGCGAGATCAAGAGATCTTATTTGGTGATTAAATGAAACGCCCGGCCATAGGCCGGGCGTTTCCTCTACTGGCGCTTCCACCAGTCCGCATCGTCATAATCTTCTTCTGGTTCTTCGTACATGTCCAATAAAGAATCCAGGTCGATACACTGATTGTAACCAACATACTGAACACTGTAAACAGTGCCTACCCAATACCATTTATCTTCATCGTTATTGTAAACAACAAAGACCATGGATTCCGGGCCGGGCGGCTCTTCCTCATCCATCGGATGAGCCCAAACCCCAATATCTAGTTTGACCGCCCTAAGTTCCAATGGATCTTTTTGGACAACTGTGTGTATTTGCGCTCCTGACAAGTCCATTACATTCCCTTTTTAAAATATCAAACGCCACTAATGGGCACCTGATCTACTGTAAATTCGTTCCCATTGAGGATTTTCTGGACTTTCACCCACTCCTCTTTAGCATCGGCCAAATTATCATGTTCACCACATCGCTCGACACCATCTTGGATACGAACATTAACGTGGTATCTGCCCGCTTTCAAATATACACCATCATCAATATAGTTCCAAGATCTTTCACGACATTGGCATGGCGTATCCGTTATTCTTTTGGCAACATCCAATAAAGAGTCGGAAACAATCTCTGGTCGCATATCATCGATGTCATTCCAATAACGACTTCGCAACAGCGCCACTTTGGCCCCTAGACGGATGCCCATCTGGGCATCCGTCAGTTTATCCCCTATCACCCATGATTTAGAATAATCAAAGGGGCCGTGCTGTGCCTCGGCCTGTGTAATCATGCCCAACTCTGGCTTTCGGCACCCACATCGCACATCTGGATCATGTGGACAATAGAATATGCCCTTAACATGCGCATCGTGTTTCCTCAACATGTCTAACATGTATTCATGGACCTTTTGCATGTCATCGAGCGTATAGTAGCCACGCCCAATCCCACTCTGATTGGTCACCACAAACACATCAAAAGATCGCCCAAGGAGCCGCATCGCCTCAATCGCCCCAGAAACGAATTCGAAATCTTCAACCTTGCACACGTATCCGGAATCCACGTTAATGGTTCCATCACGATCAACGAATATGGCCCTACGCATCCGATAGCTCCTTTAAGATCCTATTGACTTTCATTTTCTTGGCCAGTCCCCACATGCCTCCCTGAGATTCCGGCCTTTTATACTTCTCAAAGTCCTCGATCTCAACTTCCACCCAAACTCTTCCCTTGGTAGATAAGTGTGGGGCGTGCGGTTTGAAAGTAACGTGCCATCCTGGTCGGTAGGCGTAGCCTTTTCTTCGATGATGGGTCTCTGCTTCCAGCCATTCTCCAATCGGTATTCGCAGAGGGCAGTTTATGAACAGAGGCCCGAGAGTGCCATCTTTTCTCTGGCGGACCAACTTATACGCTATCATTCAATCGCCTTTTATCAACCTATATGAATCCTCCTCGAAGTGCTCAGTGGAGAACTCAAACATTTCTGTGTCCTCCAAAGCATACATTGCGTGACGGAGACCGGGATGGACATGAAAATCATCACCGGGCTCCAGAATGTTAAACGAAGCTATTTCATCGTGGCTAGTTACTTTGGGGTTCACCCAACGCCAATGAATTGTTGGAAACATAAGTCCCAACTCTTCGCCTGCCACCTCCAATTTTCCATCAACAACGCAATCGTTATTGGAATAGATCACGAGAAGTTTACCGCTTTGTACGTAGAAGGTTTCATCCTTCTTAACGTGATAGTGCCAAGAACAGCCCCGATCTTTCTTAAAGAACAAAAGCTTGCCACAATATTGCGGCTTGTTGACAATCCAGTCCTCGTAACCCCAACCCTTGGGCACGAACGTGCGGCGAATATCTTCGGGCTCTAACCACTCGCTGGCTTCTAGGCTAAAGTGATCTGCCACAAAAGAGGCGAGAGGGCCACACACCTTCTTTTCAAGATCCTGAATCGTACCGTCATTGATTACAACGTAATCAATGTACTCGGCACCCGGAGGAATCCTATCACAACTGACGCTAATGATAGGGTTGCCATGGGTGTTCTTGAAAAAATCCACCAACGGACGAAGATGAGCTTCAGATGGGTGATCGTCATCATTTATCTTATCGGGACGGATAATGAGAACATTCATGCCACCTTCTTCTTTTATCCGCTTCAATTCGTTGATGTAGCGACAATCAGTGATGAATGTTTTGTCAGGACACTTTCGGAGTGTTGCCTCAATCCACACATCACTTTTGATCTGACGAAACCCGTCACCAATCCATTGAAGAGCCTGACGCACGGGCATATCAAATCCTGGCGGGACATCAGGCTTTCGTTTCCACTCCTCTGAAAATTCCTTGGTAACGCCAAAGGCATCATAGTACACCTGCTTGAGCACCTCAGCCCAGGCGTGATGATGCCACTCATATCCAAACCGGCGTTCCAATTCCTTCTTTAAGAATGCGCCTAGTTCATCCTTGCCATTGGCCAATTGGCCAGCTATTCCAATTATCTCCATTGCATCGCTCCAAAACTATCATCAGATTGTTATTAACTTACTATTTTAGCGAAGAAAGGTCAACGTGAATTTATGGCAAAGAAAGAAATAAAACGCATTTGCAAAAACTGCAAGCTTTTCGACCCACCGAAAGGTCAATGCAGCGTTGTCGTCCTACACGATGGAGAACGATACCATCTCCCAGTGGAACCAGAAGACAAATGCTTTTTTGAGAAAGAGTTTATGGCTATTAACGAGGAAGGGGATGTAGAATCCTTTAAGCCAGAAATCCAAGAGGTCCAATTTTGGACAGAAGATCCCAAAACCGGAGAAAAGACTGCTGATGATGGCGTCGTGAAAATCAAATATCCAAAAGGGTTCTTCGGCGACGAAAAGCAAGAATGAAAGCGTGTAAATGGTCCAAACGGGAGCCGAAAAAGGCTGTTGTGGGAATTTTGCTAGAGCCGTCCCCGGCGTAACGGAAAACCCCGATCTGCAATGTTTCGCCGATTGTTGCAAAACATGCCCTCCCGATTGCTGTGACACATTGTATTTCTACTTTGAGTGCGGCGATCCACAGGAAGGTGAATGTTGTGAAGGAGCGGGATTCCTAGATCCGAATCTATTCCCTACAACAAGCGAAGAAACAGAATACTACTATCCTGGTGAAGAACTGGACGAGCTTCCAGATTTTTATCACGAGGACGGGACCATTGTACGTGCGCTCGGATTCGGCCCCGGTTCATGTCCCTGTGAACAAATCAAAGTCACCCTCACCACAACCTATTGCTGCTTGATACTCGAAGGGGCGAGTGCCGCACACGTGGGCGACGGCCAAGTAAGTGCCACCGTAGATCCAGAGTCAGCCAGCAATGGTTGCGGAACCTACCGTGCCGAAATCAGCGTGAATGGTGGTGCTTGGCAAAGCTCGCCCGTCAGTGTTCAAGATGACGATTCTATCCAGGTGCGTGTGGTAGCCGAGGATGGGGACTGCGACTGCTATTGCTGCTACCTCAGTTCCGAAGACCCATGTAATTACGGAGCGGAAATGTTTGCGGCACAATCAGTCAGTGGCGGACTCAAGTTGGTTGTGAATAGAGATGCAGTGCTGCGAAGATACCACAGCATACAACAAGCTCACGCCATTAACGCTTTCCGCAATTGGAAGAAGGACAAGAAGAACAAAAGCGTTAAACGAACCGCTCCAATCAAACAGAAGAAACCAAAGCGACTTTTCTAGCCTCGGCACACACCTCTTCAGCTTTTTCCTTCTTGTACCCCAGAGCCTTCTGAACCCCCGCAATGTTCTGCCCAATATCTTGCAGGTCTCGGAATCCGGCTTTCCAGAGTTTTTCTGCTCGCACTTTGCCAATGTTGGGAATCTGGCAGAAATGGACCAGTTCTTTGCGGACACCGTATGCCACCCGCAACTGTAGGGTGCGAAGCCAATCTTTACGTCCCCACTTGCCCGTCATGCTATCCAAAGCCGTCAACACCGCATTGGTGCGTGGGAAGTCAAACTGAATGTTCCTTGCAAGTCCCGCAAAAACACTAGGATTCATCCCACGAAGCAATGTGAAGTAAGCATAGGCCGCTTTAATGACCGGCTCCTTGGGCGGGTTGCTCTTGGCATAACTCTGCACTTTGGCAGCAAAGGTCGCCATCTCCTCCCTTTCCAGGCGACTAACAATCCCACCCTTCCAAGTATCAACGTTGGCCAACGCCATTGAAGTGAAAATGTCGTTCTCATAAAGCCCGCTATCAAAAAGGATTTTAAAATTACGTTTCAGGTCGGCGACATCAAACGGAGAGTAATAAAACATACTGGAAATGACGCCGACAGTAGAACACTTGTATTCACCATCCTCTTCGTAGACTGCACCATACTTGAGAAGGAGATCCAGAGTGCTCTCCACAATCTCGTCTTCCAGATCATTCGCCTGCCAATGTGCCAAGCTCTTCTCATACCAATTGTGAATATCTTCTTTGGTCTTAACGCCACCATGGTGAATTTCGCTCACCAAATGAAAAGCCAAGGTTTTGTAATGAGGACGCTCCTCATTGCCGGTGTATGCCAGAAGAGTAGATTCGATGTTCCTCTTCTTGCCAATGCGCTCGTAATGAAGCAACTCTTCCGATTGTGGAAGAAGAACGTACACATCGCCACGAGGGTCCAATCCCACACGACCTGCACGGCCCGCCATCTGCCAAATGTCATAAGACTCAACAAGATCCAGACCACGGTGAACGCCCAAAATGATTACTCTGCGGGCTGGCATATTCAAACCCCAAGCCAACGTACTCGTAGCCACAATCACCCTCATCTCCGGATCTTCCCTGAAAGCCTTCTCGACCTTATGTCGCTTAGTCTTTTCCAGGTCGGCATTGTGGTACTCGCATTTAATCCCGGCTTCTACCAACCATTTTTTCATCAACTGGCCGGTTCGCTTGGTATGAACGAAGATCAAGAACTTATCATCTGGATATTCATTTACAATCTGCAACGCCGCATTGACCTTCTCCATTTCCTTCTCGTCATAACTGCCCTTGTCGTAATAAATCTCGTAGTGCATCCCCAGGGGACACGGGCGGAACTTGGAATTGATTAAGAAGGTGTCCTTTTGCGTCAGACTGTAAGATACCCACTCAGCCAATTCCCTGACGTTGGGCATGGTAGCCGACAAGAAAACAATGCGTGCATCTGGAGCGATCTGGCTAAACTTCATCAACCCTACTTCGAGATGATCGCCACGACCAGGAACCGTAAGCAAGTGAGCTTCATCCACCACTAGAGTGCCCACATCCTTCAGCCACGTGTTGTTCTCCGACTTGTAGTTTCGACATCGGCTATTCAGCATTTCCGATGTCATGAGGATCTGATTGGCTGCCTCCAACTCTTTACGACGATTGGGCGTCAACCTGTAATCCCCCGTGCAAATCGACAAGCCCAAATCATGAAAATGGTGGTTCTTATCCGTCCAATCGTCGATCTTTTCTTTTGCCAGCGCCCGCAAGGGTGCGAGATACATGGCCTTGCCGCCACGGACTCTACACTCATGAGACATCATCATCTCCGCACACACCGTCTTTCCGGCTGAAGTGGCGGCAGCAATAATGGCGTTGGCGTCTTTGTCGTGTATCTCAAGAACACGACTCTGGACGGGGTTGAAAGTCTTGAAGGGGAATTTGGCATACTTCGGAAACTCAGAAGTGGGAACCAAGTTGGTTTGATCGGGCAGCAATTGTACTGGTGGCATTGATTTCTCCCTAAAGACAGATGGCGTGCGAGCCGAGGAATAAAATTCTTGGTGATGAAATATCGAGGCTCACACGCCACCCTATATATGCAAACAGGAACTATCCCCCCTTCTTTCCAAATCGAGCCTCTTGTTCGGTCTTCACAGCGGCGTCGATTTTCTCCACCATGTCAAACCATTCCGAGCCACTGTTGGCATTGGAAAGCCATTTATCGATGTCGTGATCTTTGGAGAGTATCCTGGCAACGTCGGCGATGTCTCCGCTAAGCCGTTGCTTGAATCGCCCGCCCAGGAATGAAAGATCTTCGTCAGAAAGCTTTCTCACATACTCGGTTACAATAACATCATCCTTTTTCATCGTCCTATACCTCTATCATGCGAGTAAAGGTTGATAACAGCAAACTTGAAAAGCTACTTGCAACTCACTGGACTGAATTCTTGAGCGTCCGTGATGTACGCAACTTCTGCGCTGAAGTAGCCACCTTACATTTCGATTTGCATCCCCACTGTCAAATTCGGCAAATGTCCGTTTCGAGATTTGAGTTCCGCAAAAGTGCCGCAGATTTTATCTTATGGATAGACGTTACTATATCGCAACCCGACAAACAAATCAAGGCGACTATTGAATGTTCATTCTCGTTGACAGGAGAATTGCTTTATGAAAACCATGCGCTAAATGATGTCTAGCGCTAATCCCTCCTCGTCTTCTCCCATGAAAACTAATTTGTCATCCGGGCAAGTGACGCCCACGTTGTATGTGTCAATGTACGTTGTTCGTTCATCCTGTGATGTCTGGACCCAACAGTAATCGTCGCAGAGTTCCTTTCCACGCTTTCCTAGCTGTGTGATGCCTAGCGTAAGAACTGTTCCACCTGGAAGGGCCAATTGGATTTCTCCAAATTTTAGCAAGTGTGTGATGAGCAGATATTGGATTTTATCTTTCTTTGTCATGGCATCGTCCTCCTATTAGGAATACAAAATATTTATCCTTAATAGGCGACAGGATGCTCAAATCAAATTTATTTGGTCTTGTTGCATGTAGGCGTACTCGAAACCCTCAAAACTACACATTTCAGTTTTTACCTCATAGGGTGATGGCATGGGCTTCCCCTCCTCGTCCACACACACCGTCCAACAATACACCTTTCGATTTGACTTGGGTATTTCCACTAGAGATAAATAACTACTGCCCAAGAATTTCTGGGCAATTTTCACAACGAGAGAAAACGGCAAGAAAGGCATGTCGTGGCCAAACACCTGTACCGTCTCTAGAAAGTGGCCATCATAGTCTGCTTTGCTGTAGTAAATTACAACATTGTAGCCATCCACCACCGTCTCAGCGACCTTCAATATGTGAATGTCGTCTTCAATGCGAGGATCATTCCTGGGGTAATTGTACGGCACCAGCCTATCACCCAAGACTCTTTGCCTCTCAATTAAGTTGTCGAAATCTTCTACGTACATGTATGTTCGCCTCACACAGTTATATACTCATTAAGACTTGTATTCGCTCCCATACATTGCATTCTCATCATTCGGCCACAAATATCTTTCCATGTCATCGCCATCCAAGCCCGCCGCTCGGATTGCCATCTCTAACTGTTCAATCGAAACCCGTCTGGCCTCCTGAGACCAAATCCCATCAGCCGGTGCTAATAAATTCTTCCTCAGCCTAGCCAAAAACCAATTGCGGGTCTGTTCCATCCCTTTGGACATGCAACCCTCAGTAAACCCGAGCAGTTCCATTACATCCGCTAAATCAAGCCACAATAAACCCGTCCATTTATCTCCTCTTCTATACTTCTCTGGATAGGGGCGGTCCTTCGTCCGCTCCACAAAATGAAGCAGCAATTTAATCCAATTTTTTACCAAATAGGCGTCCAGACACCCTTCTGCCCCCATGGGCCTAAACTCCAACGTCCTGCGATCCCCAATAGTCACCCACTGGTACGTGTTGGCCGTATAATACTTGTCACTCAAAAAACCAATCAAGTTGCCGGGCGAAGGAAGCCGCTCGTGCGAAAAAAACTGGCTCTGGCCAATGCATTGGCAGTAACGATTTCTCTTCCTTGGAAAAGGCACAGAATCGAGAAAAATAGGCTCGCACTTGATCCAATGCGCCAGCACAGAACCCATCTGCAAATCATTCAGATCCCGCACCTCGGCGTGGAGGTGGAAAGAACAATCCTCTCCCACCTCTACTTGAGTATCTCGACCCAACAAATCAACCACCTGACAAATCCTTTTCAAGCCATACCAGCCCTGCGACACAGGCGAACATATCTCTATGCCACAACTCGCATCCGTTTTGACGACCCAGTTTGGATTGTTCTGCGAAGCACGCACACGCCACCTGTTAATTGTTACCTTTTCACCAAGAAAATCTGCAAGGAGGTTGCCTACATAATGTATTCCTTGAGGAAGTTCCCTCCTCGCCAACGGATTTTCCCTGAAATTCCGCCTGTCAAATGAATTTAACTCAATCTCGGTTCCAAAACGACGATTGTACCGGAATGTTAAAACGTCTTCGGGAGAGTCCATTTATTAACCAATCATTGACTTGACCTACCTCATAGATTATAAAGATAAATAGGAGACGTTGCCAATGCCAAGAAAGAAGAATTACAAGTGCCTCCTCGTCAAAACCAAGGACAGGAGAAGCTTCTTCACCCACGAGAAAAATCTTCCTGAATTAGTAGAGTTTTCGAAAACGTTTGGAGCAGAAATATCTGTTGTCCAAGTTAAAGAAGCAGAAGTTCTCGATCTAGTCGGACTGGGCACAGCCATTTGCGATGCCGTCTATGCGCCTAAGGCCCAACCCGACTACGAAATTATCGAAACCAAAATCCCCACACGAACCAAAAGACGGTCTCGTATCCTTAAGACTTCTCAAAAAATTCGTGAATTCATACGAGAGAAATTCTACAGTGGTGAAGTGGTGTCCCTCCAATCCTTGAAGAAGAGGTTCAAGCGATACCGACTCACCTCGGCTTGCTTGTGTAACCATTTGAGAATCGTCCGAGAAGAACTAGAGTCCGAAGGACATTACGTCGAAAAAGTGGGCGGCGGGAAATACCAACTCCATAAATGAAAAAAGCCCACCGGCCTTGGGCCGGTGGGCTCCTTCAACACCATCACTCACTCGCCTTCGCTCAACATTTCGTCCAACGGATTTGCGATCTCTTCATCGCCACCTTCCACGGGGACATTTTGTGTAGTGTCACTCGTGGACAACTCGATGGCTGCGCCGTAAACGTTCAAGTAATCCACCGCCTCTTGTTCCGTCTCGGCATCAATGATGGCCGGGCACTTTTGGACCAGTTCAGCAGGAATATCATTCCTCACTTCTGAGGACTTGAACTTGATCTCGCTGTCACCACACCAAGGCTCCAACACCTTGTAATTGCCAGACGATACCTTCTCAACACGACCTGCGGCCATCATCACTGACAAAAGGCCACCCAGCGGGTTTACACCTTTGTCGAAATACAGTTGCACTTCGGACGTGTTCAAGAACGGTGTGAAACATCGACTCTTGGTGTTGCGGAAACGTAAATTCACACCCAGGGATTTACTGGTGTGTTTGCTGGTGCGCTTCTTATCTTCCTTCGCTTCAATCTTGGCACCCGCCGCCGTTCTCACTCGACAAGAACAGTAAAACTCCAACGCCTTGCCGCCGCCAGCCCCCGTCTCATCGGAACCAAACTGCACGCCGATCTTTTGGCGAAGCTGGTTGATGATAAACAGGGTGGCATTGTTCTCGCTCAAGAAGGGGTTGAGTTTGCGGAGGGCATCACCTGCGGCTCGGGCACGTTCGCCCGGCTTCTCCAGGGAGCCCACGATCTTCTTGAACTGCTCCTTGGTGTAGGTCTCAGGCAGATCCGTTTCTTTCCATTCACGCTCGGTTGGTGTTACACCAATCGAATCCCACATGAAACAAATGGGTGTATCAGTCCCGTAATGGGCACGAATTTTATTCGTGAGGTTGGTGATCTTGGTCACCACCTGCTCGATGCTGATCGGCTCAGCTACCACCAGCTTGCTGGTGTCCACGTGGGCTGCGGTTTCGGCAAAGACCGGGTTGGATGCTCGTTCGCAATCCAACATCACGGCAATCCCACCCATTCGCTGGGTAGCGCCCAAAACCGTCAATCCCAACAGCGACTTGCCGCCAGCGGGCGGACCATACACTTCGGTAATCTTACCACCGGGCACACCGCCCCCGATAAACTTGCCGCTGCAAATATAGTTCAATGCTAGGTTGCCGGTGTCAATGAAATATTGACTTTTCCCCACGTCCTGTAGCATCTTAACGCCAGCACTCTTCTCTAACTCGTCGAAGAATGCATCCACCTTCTTTTTCCTCGCCATAACCTCATAGCTCCCATATTTATCATGCTTTTCATGTTCGATCCTCTGAAATATGTCTCTCTCCTGCTCAAGCCACTCCGAGTGGAATTCACGAGGAGACAGTTCCCTTTTGAGCCTCAGCCAAACACTGATTCGCTCCCTGGCCAAACACACCCCATACCAATACTCTTCATTCTTTTCATGCTCATGTATCCAGTAATTTTTCATGTGCCTCCTTAGATGTAACTCCCTCCAAAAGAACAAAAAACAAGCCGGGCCATTTGGCCCGGCTTGTCGAAGGAGCGACGACTACTCAATGTCGATGCCCTGGATTTGGGCCATAAAGTCGTCTTCGGATAGCGGCTTGCTTTCACTCACTTCCGGTTCCGCCTTGGCCTCGGGAGCAGCCTCGGGGGCGGGCTCTTCGGCCTTGGTGGTGGTGGTCACGGTGACGGTGGCTTCGACTTCGGAACCGCTGTCTTCCTGGGTAGCACTGCCACCTTGGAATTCGGTCGGGTCGAATTCGGAATCCTCGTCCTTCTCCAGACCGAGGTGAACCTTCAACTGGTGCTTCAGCGGCTCGTATTCGAGCAAGCCGTTTTCACGCAAAGCAGCCAAGTCGTGGAGGTTGGCCAGCCATTCCTTGACCTGATCGGGGTCGCCGAGCGGCGACACGTCGAGGAACTTGGAATCGCTGTAGTTCGGGTAAGCTTCTCGACCACTCTGACGCATCGTCTTGATGATCTTGAAGTCCCGACCGGTCTTCAGGTCGGTCACGTCACCCAACGGATCTTCGTTCAACTCCTTGTCACCCACGATGGCGGTGATGATTCTCTTGTGAAGCGTCTTGCCGACGCTGAGAATCTTCGGGCCGACGTTTGTCTCGACCTCGCCGTTGGAGTTGACTTGTTGTCGAACAAGCACGTTGTAGTAGTAACGCTCAATCGGCTTGATGGCTCTGGCGTTGTTTTGCGTTTGCTCAGCCAGATCCGGAGCCTGCTTTTCAGACTCCTGCCACAACCAATTGTAGTAACGACAGACGGGGCAGTCACCCATCCAACGCTTGTCTTCAAGCTGCTTGAGGCACTGATAGTTGCGCCCGTTCAGCTTGTGGACTCGTGTGGACTGGTAAAAGGGAGGCTTCTCCCGATTGAATGTCCCCTTGGGGGCGGGCGGCAGCAGTCTGACGACCACCACGCCGTTACCATCCGGCATCTTGACGAAGTTGTTCAGGAAACCGGCACCGGGCTGAGTGTTCAGCCGTTCGTTTTCTTGGATCAGTTCTTGAATGTCTAATCCCATACTCTCATCTCCTCATTCAGTTACAGAAAGTTACAGAAAGTTAAACAGTTATGCAAAGGTATGATCGGCTTTTATGGTTCCAAATTTTCCAAAATCCGAAAATTATTTTTCCTCCTCTTCTTTTCGGATGTCTTCCCGTACTTGCATGATTACCTCGCCGAGCCAATTCTTACCTCTCCACTTACTCTTATCATGCGCTCGGGGGTCGTCCTCACCGAGGGCGATTCCCCAAATATCATCGTAAGGACTGGCCTCGACTATAGTCTTCTCGCCAGTTTCCATCAAGACCAACTTCATGCCTTCATTTTGAGTGAACTTAGCGTAATTCGCCTTGTACACAACATTCCAACAGTAAGGTTTTCCATTGTCTTGAATTTCTTCCCATTTGGCCTTATTAAAGCCACGAACCCTGCGACCCCAACTCTTTTGGGTCTTGGGGTCATATGCTTGCATGATTTTCGCTTCGGCCTGCTTATCGCCGAATAATCTGGCCTTTTCCGCCATCATATACTGCTCGTTGCAGTTGTAAGTTACCCCATCGATCTCAATGTCAACATGGTTCCACTGCGAGAAAGGCCCGCCCCAAAACAAATGAAATTGTTCCTCCGACATGCTAAATATCCTTATGGAATTTCGTGAATGGCTCTTATGGGAAGCTGGCTACGGGCCAGTTACCGATCCTTACGAAGCTCTTCAGCTTCTTGGATTGGATGATTATAGCGGAAAAAGGCTTGATGACACAATATTAAGTTCGGCCTACAGGATAGCGGCACGCAAAACCCACCCCGACTCCGGTGGAGACAAAGAAGAATTCCAAAAGGTTGCCGCAGCATATGAGATATTAAGGGCATTCGCCGACAGTGGGCAAACTCTCCCAACCACCCCCGGCCAGACAAGAGCCCATACGGGATTTGGTAGTGGATTCGGCACAAGGCCACCAGCCCCGAACGTGCCCACAAGAGACAGGCCAGAAGAGGCACCTGTATATTCAGAAGCCGATCTTAAGCAATGGGCAGAACAAGTCGCTGCTAAAGGATTTGTACAAGTCATTCAAAAAGAAAAAAAAGACACCTTGGGCGCAATGGGGCATTGGCAATATCCCATGGGCAGTAAAGTTCGCACCTGGAAACTGTCCCGTTTTGGGAACGACAACCCCGAAGGTATCATCACTACCGTCCGGGACATCATGCGACAAGCTAGGGTTGAAGAGCCTTGGGCTGATAAAGTGGTCCAAATTAACATTTATGATGCTTACGCTTTCATCAACTTCATATGGCCGCTCTCAGAAGATGCCATAGAACATAACAAGAGAACAGCGGCACATTTATCTAGATTGTTTGGGCGTGAATACAAGGCCGATACCTTTGGCTACTGCACCATAGAATTTAACGCTCCTCCGAAACCCAAGAAAAAAGGCGGCGGCATGAAAGCCAATGCGGTTTCTGAATACCTAGCAAACAATGGATTGAGATACGTGGGCGGTGGCGGCAAGAACACCTACTACGGGCTGACGGCACACCAAGAAGGAAAAACACCATTGGGGTACGTTGTGAAATTGCAAAAAGCCGTATTCAAGTGTGTTTATCGCTACCGCTACACAGGTGGCTACCGATCCGAAATTAGAGAAGTTGAAAAGTTCAGCAAACCCTACGGCCAATTAACGCCCGAGATCCTCGACAAAGTGATCGAATGGGTTAAGGCGATGTACGAAAAACACGGTCTTGGTGAAGATAGGGACTAACGGTTCATCACGTTGGACAAATCAACCCATCCCCATCTCGGGTATTCTCCGGGATTTTGAGGGGCCATAGCCGCTTCGGTGTAGTTCCAGTCTTGCCCCATCTCAGTCGAGTGTCGGACATGAATGCACTTCCCCTCCCCGTCCAATTGATGCAACGCATCGCAAATACCATCCTGATAGTCGCACTCTTCGGCCATAGCCAGAAGCTCGTCCAGCGGATAGTCGTCATCAGACCACCCCATTCCAAGACAATCATAACTGTTGATGCGAACAAACTCTTGCCCTGCTGGACTTTCCAACACCAAGTAGTTTAAGGGATGCTTCTCATCAAAAAGCTCACGAAGCCTCTTCATCTTCAGCCAGTAATTCATCTTTTGTCCTAACCAATGCACCACTGCACATGGTCATTGTTTTCTCTCGCATCATCGTTAATGCTTCTTGAATTCCAACATCTGGCAATTCCGGCAAGCCGAACTTTTTCAAAACTTCAATCGGGACTATAATGGTTGAAGATTCATCTTCCTGTTTTTCAAAATCTTCAATCACTTCAAGTTCATTACCTGGAATGTGTCCAATGTGCGGAAGGTCTTTACATGCCTCCCTCTCCCAGGAGCGGAAGTTCTTCTCGTGTTCATAAGAATGAAAAACAACCGGTGTGATGACTACCTCGGCTCCACCATTGATTACCTGCAACCCCTGTGTGATGGTGCAATTACCATACACATCTTTAAAGTCAAAACTCTCGGGGTCTATCCAAGTGGCCGCATCTTCCTCTTTGATGTGTACATCACAACGCCTAACATAAAGTGAACTGGAATGAGGGTATCGAATGAACCTTTGTCCCTCAAGCTTCCTGAGGGCGTCCTTAGGAATCGCTTTGTTTTCCATGACAATCTCCACAAAGGTACTCGAACATGTTATTGGTGCCCCAAAACAATTCTTTGCCGGTGTCTTGAGTTTTGCCACATTTGGAGCAATGCATCGGTCTGATTTTATGCTGGACCTCATCACACTTCTCTGAAAGCGCCCGCATCTTCTGAAACAACTCTGCACCATAAATGCGGCCCGTGTGTTTATCATCCGCTTCCTGGAACTCGCCTCGGAGCTTCTTCTGGATCTTTTTTCGTCGGCTGCAACACGACCTTGTTTTGCGTTCGGCCCGAAGACCCTGCTGCTTGGAAGCAAAGTTGGCCTTAATCCCTTCCATGAGTTTGTGGCCCGCACTCTCATTCCTGGTCTTTACCTGCACCGAAAAAGACTGCTTGTCACTCACCATTTCCTTGGGAACCTCTTTCCACTCCACTCCCGAGTCAATTCCCGCTCTTTCCAGTTTCCTCGCCACCTTCACATCTTTGGCTGCGATTTTCTTCGCCCGAGCTACATCCCCCGACGTGAGATTGTCCCCCCGAGTCAACTTGTAAGTCACCAGGGCATCCTTCACTATCTCCAATACCTTCAGACGATTTTCCTCCTGCTTCTCCGCTTCCTGTAGCCAAAAGTTCTTGCTGCTCATTTTCTCTCCTGAATAGCGACCATAATTGCGGCAGGTCTCTCTTAAAGGCATTGACGAACTGGTGCCGCACCGGCCAGATCGCATAAACCATGAACAAGGGGAACGATATGGCAAACACACCAACCCACCACATCCACATGGGCGTGATGGCCAGGGCAAACAAAATACACCCCAGCGCTATCACAATGTCAATCGTCTCATCCTTCAGACTCGTCCACCAAGATTTCTGGCGGTCCATCTTCCTCATCTCCTATGTGCGCCTCGATTCCTTTTGCCTTAAGTTCTTCCTTGGCCCTCTTCTCAAGCTCATCGAGTTTTTCTTTCAGAGTCGTCAGCCCTTCAGCCTCCAACTCCTCATTGAGTTTTTTCTTCTCGCCCTCCTCCTTAAGATACTCTTCTTCCAAGGCTTCTAGAATCTGGTAATTCTTCTCTAGCTGCGCCCGAACCTCTTCCTCCCGCCGCTCATCACGCTCCTTCTGTTTTTCGGGATCATTGATGATGGGACGAATTTTCTCACGGGTTCTGTGGGCTGCCCGCTCGGCACGCTTCCTTGCACGATTATCGGCTTTGATTTTCTCACTCCGACGTTGAGCCTTCTTTTTCCTGTCAGCTTCCTTGCTATGCTTCTTGCGTTCTTTGAGTTTTTTGTTACCCATTAAACCTAATTGCCTCCACGGTTGTGCCGCCTTGCTCACGAGTGGGCAGCCAGATTGTCTTCCACGTATTGGGCAGGCGATCATTCAATTCCTTGAAAACACGATCCTTCATGCGTTCAACGAAAGCCTCTGCCTTTTCAGTTGGAAGTTGACCAACTTCCACATAAAAGATCAACAGCCCCTCAAGAGGCGGCTGGTCCAACTCGGTCTTCTTGGCCTCTATGAAATTATAATACTTGGAAAGTGCTTCTCCAAGCTTCTTCTCGTCCACAATGTCTGGATGCTTCATTGGAGGGAGTTTTCTTTTAACTTCATCTTCAGCCTTAACTCTTTTCATGAACTCCTCCAACTCTTCACCTTCTAGCCCATCATACACTTCGGCGTTTGAGGGAACTTCCTGATAGTGGGAAACCAAGTGTTTGCAATAGGCGTTCGTGTCTATTGGGTGCTCTGCTGGCCTAGTCATATCGAGCATGTCATCCTCTACTGGATCGCAATAGCTGCACTTACAACCTTGTTTGTGATCGGCTGCAAGCTCGTCTCTATGCTTAAGCGAGTCCCTATCAAGCTTCTTTTGATATTCCCCAATCCTGTTAGACTGTTCCTCCCAATAATTTTCCACACTGTTCATGTTATCCCCTTAAATCTGGTACTCCGAATTTGTCATCCACCCCATCCCAAGCCAACGTTGGCTCTTCACCAGCCGGTGGGCCCTGATTCTCAAATGGACCATCCAACTTGCCCGGCAAGTTGAAGTGAATGCTGTTGATTGTTCTTTTTTGCCCTGCATCATCGACTGTTACATAGTCCATCCCCGCCTGCGCATTGGGATTGGGCTTCTCATCATAAATCGGGTACTTTTGCCCCCGAGTAAATGGAAGCCCTCGCTTGGCAATCTCATCCCGCAGAAAAGCGGGCGGATCAAACACCTCTTCCCGTAACGCACGACCAAGATTGACGGGCGCACGTGGCTGCGGAGCAGTCACGTTGGGTCTTCTTGGGGGAGATGCCCCTCCCTGCTGTTGAATAATTTGCCCCAGCAAGTCGGGATTCGCAGCCAACAAGGCCGCTAATTGATCTCTCGGATTAGACGACTCTTCCGGAGATTCTTCTGAGACCATGGCCGTGGGGCCATCGTCGAACTTGAACTTCTTGTTTTTAATCATGAAGCCGTCATCGACTTCTCTGTAGTTCAACTTCTTCTTGGTGTACTCGTAGATCTCCACATCCGTCACTAAAATATTACGACGTGCCAATTGTGCAAAGATCTTGGCGGCGGCTGCCTCTAAAGGAATGTCGTCATTGGCTTTGCCCACTCGAACCTTCCGGGTCAACACTTCATCGCCATATTTTCCTTTTTCAATTTCCTCCTGAAAATGAAATATCAGTTCATAACCCATGTTGCTCCTTACCAGCTATCCACGCCTGCAAATTCGCCTCGATATTCATACTGATGGTACTCACCAGTCAGATCATGCTGAGTCTTGGTGCGGACCTTCTGTGCGAAGATCTTCATCCTCTTGTAAAGACGCATGAAATGAACCAACTCCTGAGCATTGGGATCAGACAAACCCATCTCTTCTAAGATGTCAGCGTCCGTGATCGTCGGCTTCTTCGGATCAAGAAACGCCTTGTGTCTAAACTTACTGTGTGACGAAGGGAAGGCCGACTGGTTTACAATCGAAAACAAGCCGGAATAAATCCCCACCAAAAGGGTTGTGAGCCTATTGGGCGGCTTGCCATCTATCACAGAAGACCTACGAGTGGCCTTTTCCCAACCATACTTGCGTTCATACTCGCCCGCATCCATGGTAAAGAATTCCTTGTTTTCCTCGGTCAACTCCTTGCAGTATCGATCAAGATCCAGGTGTTGCCACCCAATTTCTTCTTCCCATTTCTTACGTGCGGCCTCTTCGTCAGCCTTGTTTTCCCATACGTTCTTAGCCATCTTCTTCATTCTCCTCGTTATTAGGTGAGTAACCATGCACTTGAATCCGTCCATAGAATTCCGGGAACGGCATGGCTTTGCCATACCTGGACATAATCCTCTCTTCCCGAACGTTCAGGCCGGGGATTTTCACAGGAGAAATAAAAAGAGTGACGTATGGGCAGTAGAAATACCCACTAGAATAAAAATCGCCCTTGTGCCCCACCAAAATCGTCCCCTCTTGACAAGATGGGTGTGCATAAACCTTTTGCCTGCCCATCGCACCTCTATGGAAACTCTTTATGTCAAACTCATCCTGTTCCAATAGAGTAGAGGCCAACTGTGGCGTAGTCAAAATCCAGGTGGGTTGACGACCACCTTGCTTTTCAACTCGGCCCATCGTCATTCGCAAGTGGGCTTCCAGGTCATCTCTGTTCTTCCATTGGTGTTCAGAAGTTGTTGGCGCATTCCTGGCCACGTCATTGATGACCTCCACGTTCATCTTGTTGACAAGCCACTCTGCATATTCAGCACAAGCCTCTGCTTCCGCATCTAGATTGTGATCTTCACTTGATGGCCGAGATGGCATTCGCTGAAGAGAAGCCGTCTTGGCTTTAACCGCACGAGAACGAATGTTACCATACAAGTCTCGATACGCAATAGAATGTTCGGCCCCCATCATTGTTTGGACCGAACCAATCTGAAAGCCAATAAAAGAAGACGGGTTGATGACCCTGCGGACAATGGGAATACTTACCCGCTTGAGATAAGGGAAGTATTCATTGAAAAATTCCGTAACTTCCTTCAGGTCGCCATGCGTTTCGTTGATGGTTCTCTGGCTATCTAACGCAAGAGCCACCTGTTCTTTCTCTAAGTTGTCTACGATCCCTCTTAACAATCCAGTGCTTTCCCAGAGATCTACTATTTGCTGTTTCTGACTCAAAATCCTTTCGTGTACTGATACTTCATCCATACTGCCTCCTAATTACCTTTCTATAAGTCCAACACCATATCTGGTGTTTACAACGGTTGGCTCCCGGCCTTGGACTTTACAGAAATCCCGAAACACATCTCCTGTCGGCTGATGGAAATTGACGTACTCCACCACGATCAGCCCACCCTCTTCCACATGCGGCCAAACCATGTCCATGTGCAGCCGCATTTTGTCATGTGTGGTTTCCTCATTGAACATCACCATGTCCCATTTCGTGGCTTGTAAAGCCTTGGTGAAATCGACATCCATGAAATCCCCCACATGCACGTCCACGGCACGTGGGTTGGGATAAGCATCTTTTATGTTGGCAACACCCATCCGGGGAGAAAAATACTCATCCTCTTTTTCTTGGAAGCCAAGAAATGTTTCCACCGAACGACAGCTTTTCAAAAAACAGCCACTTAAAAGTCCGAGGCGAAATCCAATTTTCAGAAGAGATTTGGGGTGAATGTGTTTTCCCAAATGATAATAGAAAGGCGTGTAGGTATCATCTGTGTAAGCAAAGGTCCGACGAGACCTCTCCTCAATGACCCTCATGCGACCCAAAAGAATGCGGGCGCTAATCAATTTTGCACCAAGCTCTTTTTCGAGCTTGGTTCGTAGCTCTTGAATATCCACTCTTGACCTTTCTAAAATAAAGAGACCCACCCCTATCGCCCTAGTTTACCGTTGAGGACTTGAGATGGGCTGGATATGTAAACCGGCAAAGCCGGGTAGTCCAACCTTTCGGTTATATAGAGAGCTACTTAATAATTTTTTCCCAACCCTTCCGCAGCATTTTTACCACATCCATGGCATCGGGAACCGCCGTATGCGTGACACCACGAGACTCTCCGATCCTCTTGCGGCACTCTGAACTGTCCGGAAGAGCCGTATCGCCCGCTCGAAGAAGTAGCATGCCCGGATCGAGGATGCGATGGCGGTACTTGACCCAATCGTCCCACCCAGGCAACCGATTCAAGAACTGGAGATCGAAGGCGGCAAAGTTCTTGCCAGCAAAATTCACCTTCTCTTGATCTGGATAACCTGGATAGTGGTGACACAACCAACCGTGAAAAATCTCGGGCACCTGTCCAGGCTCGTAGTAATCGTACCCCACTTCACGCTTAGCGATGCGCTTGAAGATGGCGGGGTGCATGGATAATGCGAATGGCTCACCCTGGAAAATCGGGTGGACCACATAACAATGAAACTTTGGAAGCTCTTCAATGGGGCGTTGTTCCCGCAAATCGTCAACCACCGCCCCGATCTCGATGACTTGACACATGTAGGGATTCACCCCGGTCGTTTCAATATCAACACTTACATACTTCATCATTCGCTCCTATGAACTTAACAGGCTTGCCGAGATCTTCTGCTATCTTGATTTCGGCGTTAACACCAGTGGATTCTTTCCACCCGTCTAATGTCAGTATCCAAACCTCGTCCGACCATTCGATAAAAGATCGATCCAGAGCTTCCCAGTATTCCCACGTGCCAGGAAGAGAGCAGCGTGTAGCCACCGGATGGCAAGCGGTAATTGGAGAATAGACGATGTGCCCGGCATTCATAAGTTCGCCGGTTTTGTCTGTCACCGCCTCGAATCTGGCTTCCTTTACCTTTTCATCAGGATCGGAGTAGGGCACTCCCAGATATATTTTCATGCTTCCATTCCCATTTAACATGTCCATCCATGATATTACATTCAAGAAATTGCATCAAGGCATAAAAAAAAGAGATCCTGCGAATCACGTCTTCACAGCATCTCTTACCCGGAAAATCGGGATGGTGTTCCCTGTTGGATCAGCATGAGTTGTAACGTTTCCATTATCCAACTCCCATGCAAGCTGGTGTCCTCCCATGGTGGCCAGTGACGCATTCGCATGGGCGGCGGCATCGGCCATTCTGCCACGGGATGAAGATGGACCTCAATCCAGGATTTTATGTGGACACGTTTTTTCCCAATGACCACACCTAATATCTATGAATTACCACGTCGATTTTCACGAGCAAGTAATTTTGCCTCAGCTTATCGTAGAACACCCTGTAATATGCTCCGTCCTCTAGCTGCCAGCTTTTGCCAGGGTCTTTAAGTTGCTCGAAAAAATGCAGTTGTTCCAAGTGGTTAAGTCCCGTGGTGTCAAACTGCATTTATCCCCTCCCAGACAGTTGTGTTGCCACAAGTATCTATGCGGGAGGATCGACAGCTTTCACAACTTCATCAACTTTTCGTTCTAAGTCCGGGTCTACTTTGGTCATAATGCGAGGCTGGATTTTGTCCATTTCCCGTCGCAGCATGTGGCCGTAAGACATGGCGTTGTCGTGGGCCTTGTCCATGGCCTTGAGAAACAACTGAAGTTTTTTGACGGCCCTTTTTCCGGCAATCACTTTCTTCTTGGCGTCCACAACTTTGGGATCACTCTTCGATTTTGCCTCGGCCAACTTATCGGACCCACCATCTTCCTTAAAACCACGGAATCGATCAGCATAAATCTCATCGTATTGCGTCTCGTACCACTGGAGGTAACTTTCGGCATCCGCTAGTTTCTGACCGTAGTAATTGTACCAAGTCGCCTCTTCTTGAAGGTGCTTGTTCAAACTAGCTTCATCAAATGTCAGTTGATCGGGGTTAAGGTTTACCTCACCCCCACCAATGTTCACTTTTTTCTCTTTGTCTGATAGGTCCATTACATGCCTCCAGTTATCTTATCGGGAGATTGTACCAAAAAAGGAAAACGTTCTAAAGATCATTCCTCGCCAAAGAACTCTTTGTTGTATTTCTCTGCAATTTCTTCAGGAGTAGGGGCGGGCTCTATTATGGCATCCACCTCTTTGTCGGGCGCACCACCCACAAGCTGAGACATGGCATCTTCGGGACTGACCTCCTGACGATCACGATGTTCCTGCTCCACCTTTGCCATCACCTTTTCAGCCTGCTTCTTCTTGAAATGGTCCATCCTCTTTTGTTCACGAAGGTTTTCTTCTGTTTTCTCAGCCGCCGTCGTTTCTCGCAGTTGATCGGCCTGATGCTTAATCCGTTTGTATTCCTGCTCACCAATCGTCTCTAACACAAGACGGAGAGGGTCCATTCTCAAATAGAATTTCTTCCCCTTTTTGCCGTGGCGGTGTTTGGCCACAAAACCCCTGGCGATGTTCAGGTCGGACTCATCCCGTGTCTGGTTTAGCGTCCAAAAAGCATCCAAAGGACGAACCTGCCCAAAAGCATCAGCAAGGTTTTCATCATCGATCATGCCGCCTTCTCGTATGACTTCCTTGGCGCTCTTGTTGGGCTGCAAAGCCGTCAAAACGCAGACATGTTCGTCAACGGCAAAACTACGCAGGTCACGAACAATTCGATACTTCGACTCCCACCCCGGTATGCCAGGGTAATCCTTCATCTCGCCAACATAATCCACAATCACAAGATCAGGATAAAAACCATGAAGAAGAGACTGTTGAAAGTAAGACCTGAACTCCGAGAGTCCCATGTGACTCCCAGGAAACTGCTTAATGATTAACCGTTGACGGTCATCCCCGAATATGTCCCTGTTGTCCTCGATATAGTCATTCAACCCTTGAATAACCACACCTTCGTAATCCACAAGATTGTCGATGTTCATACCCGTTTCACGGGCTTTGTCAGCAATCTGAGCATCGAATCGCTGGGCAACTCGATCCCACGCTAATTCCAACGAGATGTAAAGTACCTTGTACCCCTTGTTCATGTTGGCCATAGCAGACCGCAACAAGGCCAAGGATTTGCCCACACCCGACAAACCCATCCAAGCCCCTATTTCACCTCTGTCCAAGCCACCGCCAGACAACAACCCATCAATTACATCAAACCCAGAAGAAAATACATCATTCTGCTCCTGCTTCCGCTTCATCTCCGCATACCGTTCCTCAATGGTTTTGGGGTCAAAATAATCCAACCCAAGATCGGTGTTGCGGTCCACCAGAATGGCCTCATTGAGAATTTCCCGCACCTTATCCAAAGACGCCTCGTCCTCGGGGTTTTCCTTCATGATACGGCTACATGTGCCAAAGGCCCGCTTCATCGCCATGCGCTGAGCGAACTTGACTATTTTGTCGAGAATGAAATCTCTCGACTCTTCCACGATGGAATAGTAGTCGTAGACAAGATTGAACTCTTGACGATAAAGTTGCTTAAAGTCCGCTTTCTTTCCTTCAATTACATCTTCCAACTGAACCGCCAAGAAAGTCTTCTTGGGGACGCTTCTGTATTTTTCAAAATAATTCAACAGAAGCTTGGACACTACCTTGTGAACTTCATTCGTAAAATATTCCGGCTTAACCAATCCTAAACTCAGCGTCAGTAGCTTCCGATCCTTCAATAGCATGTTCAATAATTCACGCTGAAACTCCTCATCCCACTTGTAGTGGTCTTCATTCGCTGGAATGTCCGGATCGACGAAGCCATCCAGCATTCGCTCCTCTTCCGGCGTCAGTTCCATATCATCCATTATCTACCTCACAACATCTTTCATCGGGGGAGTGTAACCAATCTTTCCCACAAGCCACACTACGTAAGCATATTAACCCCGCAATTTCTGCATCGGGCATTATTATCGCTGGGAAGTTTTTAGTCAATGCGAAACGCCCGCCCGGCAACAAGCCGGGCGGGCGCTGAAGAAGTCACAGAAGTGATCTGTGATTTTAGCCAACTCCGAGATAATCATACTCGGATAGGGACACTTGCCCTGATCTAAGAGATTTCTCTCGTGTTATTTTTTTGCCAGCCGCTTTTTGTTCGTTCCAAGTAATCGCCTTGCAGTACGCCTTAAATTTCGGGTGATCCAGTATTAACCCAGCCTTTCTCGATGGTCGCTCATGGGCTGGAACGAGGGTGCGGACCAACTTCTCCAACAACCTCTCCTGATATATCCCGAACTTTTGCCGGTTTGCCCCATGCCTCGTTTTGTTCTCCCACAGCTTGATTAGCTCTCTAACCAGCCGCTTGAGAAAACGATCCTTCGCATGCTTCCGACACAATTCAAGGCATCGTTCAATGTACGTCTGCCTCTTGAAATACGACCCGGCCCTTAAAAGCGATATGCTCAAGTCCTGAAAGAAGTCCTCGGGATCTTCCGTATGGTTATTCTTGTCATTCTTCCTGATTAGCTGCCACGATTGGTACTTGGTCAGCTTCCCGTACTTGTCTTCCAACTCTTGAAATTCGTCTTCGCTTACAGGGAAACGCTTGTAGACATGCTCCATAAGACCTCCACTAAACTGTTTCTAGTTGATGCAGCCGCTCGCCGACCTTAACAGTGACCTTTAAGTCCAACCCAGCGTAAAGATCATCCGGCTTTTCCAACGTGTCTACGCACAGCCGAACATTCTTCTCCAGGTCTTTTTTCTTGACTGTCACCATATAACCGTCATGGACATGACATGCGATCCGAGCAAAGCCTTTCAAGGCATCAAACAACTGGACCAGCTTGTGCAAGCATACAATTGAGGCGGGCGCTTGCACCACGAAATTCCTGATTCGATGTTCTTTCCCATCAAACCTACGTCTTCGTCCATAGTGATCGTAGACAAAGCCGTCGTAATCATTGGAATTCTGCTGATCTCTTACCCACGCCATGGCGGCGGGGAACTCTGCACAGACATTTGCTTTCAATCGCTCAGCCACCCATTCATCGACTTTCAGCCTTCGAGAAAGCGTTTTCGTTCCCAATCCGTACATGATGGGTAGAAAAATTGATTTGCATACTTCTCGATAGGCGGGGCTACACTTAACACTAGTTATCCTCTCCCAAATAATTTTATACACATCTTCCCCGGTTTCCAAAATTTCTTTCAGAGCGGCATCTCTCGATAGCCACTGAAGAACCCGCACTTCCAAACTGGCGTAGTCCAAAACGATAAACATTAGGTCGCCGTATTCGCCCGGCAGGTAGTTGTGCATTTCATCTTTCGACAAGCTGTGAGGGTTAAACCCCTCCTTGAAGGCGTTGGAGCCTTTCAGCCTTCCATTCGCTTGCCCCTCTATCTCGTAGTGGGGATGAACCCTCCTTCGACCCCGCACCAATCCCGTTGATTCAATGGCAGGGAGAACCTCTTTGATGAGCGGAAGAAAAACTTGACCGTAGAGAGACTTGATCTGCTCCCACCGAGAGTATCGTGTCACCTTTGCCAGTCGCTCGGCTGCTTCTGCATAGTTCTCGGGACGATCCCCCTTGTATGCCATCAAGGATTCGAGCACTTTTAGATCGAGGATGGGGCGGCTGGTGACCAGCCTGTAGCCCGTTTTTCCGTAGAAGTAGGAGAAGATGTCCTTCAGTCCCCACCCTATCATCACGTTCTTGCAGTTCAGGTAGTGGGTGAACTTCGAGGCAAAAGACTTTAATTCATTTCCATCGAGGGGGAGAGGGTAATTGATAGCAACCTGTTCATTCGCCATGAAGAAGGCAGGTCTCTTCTTCGTCTTCAACTTCTGGTCAGGTCTTAAAGTGAAATCCCAAACATCTCCTCCAGGGGCAAAAAACATATTCTTGTCAACAAACGTCTCCAATGCCTCATTAGCATCCATGTTATCCCTCTTGTGGGGTATTCGCTGCTGCGCTTAAGTCCTCTTTAAAGCTCTTTATTTTCAAAAAAGGGCCGCTTCCCTTAGTGGATACCTAGTTCTTTAAAGAACTACCGAGTCCTATAAGGCCCGGAAAATCCACAAGGTTACGGCTCTTGTGTGGACACGTTTTTTCCCAATGACCACACCTTTCAATTTTCCCCGATTTGCACCTCGTTGAAGATCCTCGTTCTAGGCTACTGACCCAAGATTTTGGATTACTCTCTGACGAGAGAACTAGGTATCCACGTAAACCCCTCCTTTTGGGAGGGGCAAGGACCAGGACGTAGCGACCATACAGGAAGCAGGACTAAGCTAAAGCAAATTCCCAACATCAACTACCTGTCCGGAGCCTGGAAGACAGTCTTGCGACTGCCCACTTGGTTTCACCAGGAAGAACGTTCACCCTCCTATTGCATACGCAGGTTAGGATCACTCATGGAGGTTTTAACATGATAGGTCAGCGCCCGCCGAGAGCTTATTTTTTCTCATTGAGCCTTTGCAAATCAGTTTATTTCCTCAATCGTGCGCAATTCTAATGCCAAACTGAACCCAAATCAAGTTCGATTTGACGATTCTTTACACTTCGGCTATCATAGTGTTCATAATTGAAAATCTGGAGGAGCGATGTACGATCTTGAAGCTATTCTTGAGTGGAACATGGACGAATTGCAGGCCAAAGCCTACAAGATCGCCCTCATATGGGAAGAACTCACGAGAGAAGAGTTTCCAGATTATCAACACATTAGGTTGCGGCGGAAAGGAGACCCTCGAAAGTCCATTTTGTTTAAGTATTGTCGCAAGCTGGTGATGGAAACACAAGGCATGATTGCGGATAGCGAGTATCGACTTTATGTCTTGGCCCAGCTTCACATCTTGAAAAACGCCAACCCCACCAACATTCACGCCAGGATTGATCCGGGCATTCTCTGCGGGCCGAGAGCTTGGCGGCGCTGGAAAAAATGGAAAGGGTTGTACGACAAGAAAAGAAGGGAGTACGACAACGACGTTGAAGTTGCGAAGATAACAACGCAGGTGTCGTCGATAGAAAAGGAATTGGAAAGAACCAAGAAGTTCTTTTTTGAAAAATATAATCGGGAGCCGACCTACCAGCAGATTTATCAGGCAATGCACGATCACACGATGATTCGGTGGGTTACGATTGACAGGGTGTCGCCTTATTACATTTTGATGTCACCTTATGTCGCTCGATCCCTGGAGGAGAGGGGGTTAGAGGAATTTTTTCTCTTCGACCTTAGTGTTTACCAAGAATCGATAACTCCAGAGATCGAGGACGTGTTTCATAAGGTATTCGATTACGAGTCTTAAGCTTTGCCGAGCAATCTCGCCATTCTTTCTTCTTCTTCCCGATCTCGCTTGGCAGCCTCAACGCCTTTTCTGCCCTGCTTGGCCAATCTATCCTTGATTACATGTCTCACGTAATCAGGGTCTAGCTCCCTATCTTTCCCGAAATAGTGCAGCATTGATGGCTCCATTCCCATTCCCACGCCTTTATCGAGCGGCTCAAATTCGGACTCTCCTGGTCGGCGTCGTCTGTAAAATGGAATTGAGGTAGCCGCATCCCCGCCCGGTTGGCCCATGCGGTATATTCTGTGGAGTTGTCTATACATCTTCTCTGGTGATAGTTGTAGATGTGTAGCGCTTGCGCCTAACCCCCCGCCCCTGGCCAGGGGAACGTCGAACTCTCCTGTGACGATGCCGCTCTTGGTCTTCTTTCCAGCCGATGGTCTTTTCTTGATGGGCCCTTGCTGTGACAACCACTGGTAGAAGGGGTCGTCCTTGTCTATGGCTGATCCCATTGGAAAATACACTCCCATTCCATGCTCAGACATGTATTGGTAGAAGCTTTCTACGAAATCTACCCAAACATCCCACAACTGCTTGGTTCCAACACCTCTTCCTTGGAGTTTTTCCAGGGTTTTAACATAGCGATCCACTTCCCCTGGAATCCCCTTTTCAAGGGCAGCCGCCTTATCTCCTTTTACACTCCATTTCTGGGGATCGAGATCACCGGCCATATCTGGGAATACGGTGGAGTAGATGTCGATGTTGTGCGTGTCAATGCATCCAGCCCTACCGAATAGTAGTTGGGCCATAAACCCGGCTTTTACTGGTTGCACTCCTGGCAATTTGGAAAGGTGGGCGATGAGAGCCCTGTCGTCTCCCTTTTTGGCTAATGCGGGTAATGTTGTGAAATACTTCTCTTTATTAGACCATATTTGTGACACCGTGTCCAACTTCCATCCACTTACCGTGTGCGCAAGTGAATGGTACTTGTCATCAAAAACCTTGACGATTTCTTGTAGTTGTTCTGGGGTTACTTTGTGAGGAAAGTAATGGTGCAGTATTGCCATCATCGTGTTGAATCCATCCCAATGTTTTGGAAATGGCACGTTGGCCGAGAGCGGGGAAAACATCATCGTTTGGGCGAAGTTCTCCGGGCTACTCATGGCAAAGCTTTGTATCTTTTTGATGTGCCTTGCATATCCGCTAAGGGGTGTTATTGGGCACGATCTTTTGAGATCTTCAAAAGGAGGTTCGTATTTTGCGTCGTATGGCGGCGTCCATATTTCACCTCCAGGATCTCTTTCTTCAGGAGGGGGCACTCGTTTGGGTTCGGGAGTCGTGTCAAATAGGCTGCCTTGTACATGTGTCGGCTTTTTCTTTTTCTTGCGTGCTGCTTCTTCTAGAACTTCACATAGACCAGTGCCCAGGCTGGACAATACATAGCCCCAACAAGCTTCTTCTATATTAAACCATTCCTTGAATTCCATACTTCTATCTAGCTCCCGGCTGTAAGATTTGTTACTTTCACGATCACTCGTTCAGAACGAGGCTCGAAGGTGATTGCCGTGCCGCTACGAGAGCCACCCGGCCTGTGATAAATCAGTTTTACGTAGGTGCTGTTGTCTATCACATCAACAGTTGCATCCGGTCTTGCCTTCAATTTGGATTTGGGGTCCGAGGTGGCGATGAAGTCTTTTTGCATGTTTCCCGACCAATTTGCACCGCCTCTGGATGTACGAGCATAATTCCTAACGGCTGGGAGTGTGTCGTATCGCTCTCCCTTTGCTACCACCCCGGACATTAGGTCATTCAATAGTGCAACGAACTTCTTGGGATTTCCCTGGAATGCTTGGGCTGGCCTGCTGAGCAAGTCGATCACAGCTACCCTCCAGTCCTTGTAGTATGTGTCGTGCGCTGTGTTTGCCAACGCATTGCTCAAATCCCGGTCGAATTTCTGATCGCCACGCCCACCAAGAAGGTGGTAGGCGGGCAAGGGCCCGAGGCTGGCAATGTGAACTTTATGCTCCGTGGTGAATTTTACATTCCACCCCAACTGACTTCTTTCGCCCTGTTCTAATGCTGAACTACAAAACAAAACCAAATCGGCTGGATTATGTCTGACATCCGGCCAATCAGCTTCCCCACCGGTAAAAGCTATTTGATCCGGCTGACATTTAAGCACCTGTTGGCTGCGACGAAATATTTGATCTCCCAAGTCCCTAGCATTTTCCACGACCATGTGGTGCAAAAGATCGACAGCTTGTTGTTTCTTGGTGCGGAAATGAATCATCTTAGAAGCAATCTGTTCTAAGTACCTTTCTCGCTTTTTCTCAAACAAATCAACTGTTGTGGCACCATTGCCGAAATCAAATTCGTCCCTATCCACAAGCTTCCTGGTAGTTATGAGGTGAAGAAACACCTCCACCTCAAACAAATATCCAAGTTCTGCGCCAAACCTACTTGCGCTTTGCCGAATAGCACGCTTAAAAGTATCCCATTCGCCAGTATTCCAGCCAGGATCGTTTAAGCCTTTTAGAGATGCAACGGCCCCCAACTCTTTTTCATTGGGTCTTGTTTCCAGCATAGGGTCGTTGTGAGCAGCCAACCGCATGGGACTAAGACTGCCCGCTCCTGTACGCATCGGCATACTAAGTGTAGCGGGCTCGGATGAGGCCCCCATTATCGATTCATAGTCGTTGGGGAATTGGAAAGACACCCTTCCTTGTTCGGACTCAAACTTCTGGAGAGTTCGTTGTTTTACCTTGTTGAAAAAATCATCCAATCCCTCCTCCTCCTGCATCCACTCTTTGAAGCTTAGGGCTAGTTTGCGGAATTGGTTGAGGGGACGGTATGGGTTGGTGAGGATTTTGTTCACTTCTTTTTTGCCCTTTGCGTTGGTAAGCTTATCCCACGCCTTTCTCCGGGACTCACGAGTGTATTTCTTGAACACACCCGCCAGCTTTTCCATCATGTCCTGAATGGCTTCTTTTTGGCTTGATTTTTGTCCCATTTGTCCCTTTTGTGTCCCATTAGTACCAATGCAGAGTGTTGGCTATTGTTTCAGTAATCTCTTCTCTTGGTTGAGTGGGACAGAAGTACCAGTCTGTATCTGTGGGCATGATCTCCCAACTGTGTCCTCGCCCCACTGCGGATTCCACGTTGTAGTTGGTCATGCGGATCAAGCCTGTCTGTGGATCGTAAGTGACGTGAGTTTGGTTTTCTTCTACCCTTTGCTGATCTTGAGCTTCGATTCCGTGGCCTCGTACCCCAAGTCGGATGATATAGCTGTTTTCATTCAATTTGCGGATACCCTCGAACATGAAAATAGACCGAGCGGTGCGCCGCACAGCGCTGGCGATATTGGCCACCAAGGCTTCCATTTCATCGAAGTCGTGTTTGGCGGAATCGGGTGGTTTCTCGTCGATCTTTTCCAATGCTTCAAGAAGTTCGTGAGCCACAGCGTCTTCGTACCCGCCGTATCCTGTTTGGTCAACTTGATACACCTTCTTGGTGATCCATCTGGGGATGCCAGTTAGATCGACCGTCTGCTTTTCCAGCATGATGTTCAGACCCGTGCCAATCCAAATTCGCACGGCTCCCGGCCCCTCACCCCAATGAAGTTCATTGACGAATTTGATACAGGGCTCTTTGTGTCCTAGTCTATGCATCTCCAGGTACTCAAGGAGCTTTTCGATGTTTATCTGTTTGACTGGCTTGTCGTCCTTCTTCTTGTTGTATTGCGGCTTGATGTCTTGGTCGAAGCCGAACACATCTCGGAATTCCTTTAATAACCAGTTCTTGAAGCTAAAGTTCACCATACGTTATTTAGAATTGCATTCACTGTTTCTGTACTATATACTGTCATGAAAAGATTTACTGTTTGGATGGAACAACGGAACGAAGCGGTTGTCAGAGACGCCATTGTGTCAAAAGTTCGCTCAGATCTCGGCGGTGGGGACGACGATGAAGTCCTCCAGATGAGAACCACAGAACTGAGTAGCGAGATGCAGCGGGAATTGCTGAAGCTAGGGCCGGTAATGGATCTGGTCGATGATTCGCAAATCGATCAACTGATGGACTTTATGCGTCAAGAAGACACCACTGTAGGCACTTTGGTAGAAAAAATTCTGGGAGGAGGACCGAACCCTACGCCAGAACCGGAGTCTTTACCTCCAGAAACCAATCCGGCTATGGCTCCCCAACAAGTTCAGAGTACGCCTACGGGGACGGGATGGTCATGAGGAAGTTTCACCAGTTTGTAGAAGAGAGAGAAAAAATGGCAATGCCAGGAGAGAAAGTGTGCATTATCATGCGAGGGCTGCCCGGCTCGGGCAAGTCCACCAAGATCAATGCGCTCTTGAAGAAATATGGTGGCGACTGGGATCACGTCTTCTCGGCGGATAACTACTTCATCCCCAAAACCCTAGAGAGAAGGGCCCGAGGAGAAGAGGTCTCTGCCGCAGATGAATTGGGGGAGTACACTAGCAATTGGAAGCCCGACCGATTGGGAGCGGCACATGGCAACAACATCAAGCAGGCTAAGGCTGCCATGGATCTGGGCATGTCGCCCATTATCATCGATAACACCAATGTTAAGCCTTGGGACTTTCAGAAGTATATCGAATACGCCGATAAGGTTGGTTACAAGATCATCTTCGAGGAGCCCACATCTCCCTGGTGGCTTGAGTACCGGCCTTACTTGCGTGATCGTAAGCTCGATCCTTCTAAACTGGATGAGTTCGCCGCCATCCTTGCGCAACGAAACATGCACGGCGTCCCTCAAGCTACTATTCGTCGAATGATGGATAAGTGGCAGGACAACTTTGACTTGGACGTGCTTCTTGGAAAGAAGAAGCCGCCGAAGGACAAGAAGTAATCACATTGGGAAGTCAATCTCTTCCCGAACCTCAACGTCGTGGCCCTCCTCTTTGAGGATCTTGATTCGCTTCATGGAGTGGCCTTCTAGGTACTCGTTGATTTTAAAAATGAAATCGTAGTAGTTCAGGATGTTCTTGTCGCCCGCCACTCGGAGCCCACGACCCATCCTCTGTACTATTTGGTGGTCTGCTTGACCACCTGCGGCGTTGATTAGGTTGTGGACGAATACGTTGATGCCAGCATTGAAAATGCCCTGGGTGGCGATTCCCACCACATTTCCCGCCGAGGAAGTGAGTTTCTCAATAACATACTTGCGTGTGTCTAAATCGTCTTTACCCTGGACCCATAATGACCCTGGAATCATCTTGTTCAGGGTGTCTCCGTGCGGAAGTCGCTCCACCAAGATAAGTGTTCTGCCGGTGAGGGTTTTTGATAATCCCACCACCATTTTGTGGAAATAAATGTTTTCGGCTATACCTTTGGTAACAGCGTCCAAATAGATTTCATAGGGCAGATCGGGTTTGCTGACTATGTAGAATGTGCATTTCGATCCCGATAGAATGTCTCTTCCCTGCAATTCCTTGGTTGTTAGAACGCCGTCTTCGCCCGCCGTATCTGTTCGCATGATCGGCCCGAAGTATCCCTTGACGGCATACTTCTGCGTTTTATGTTGCCCACCATACTTGAATGGTGTCGCACTCACCGCCACACGAACTGAACACGCCTTTAGCTTGTTGTAATACTTCTTCGGCGTCTTGGACATCATCTCGTGAATTTCATCCACGATTAACGCCCGCACGTGCGGAAGTAACTTCTCTATCTTATGGAGGGACTGAACGGTCGCACAAGTGAATACGTTGGGGTCTTTGTGCTTGTCGTAGAGGCGACCGACGTTCTCGAACCCCCACGATCTCATGGCATCATAGTTTTGATCTACCAAACTTTTTCTGTTGGCGAGGATCAGGGTGGGAGTTTTTGGCGGCAATGCCTTCAGGATTCCCATCATGATTACGGTCTTGCCAGCCGATGTGGGAGCCTGTATCACCCCTCTCCTGTGTAGAAGCATCTGATTTATCAGATCAATCTGATAATCATAGGGGTCTTTGTGCTTGTCTTCTTCGGGAAGCCATTCCCGGACTAACTTCTCGGTGATCTTCGGAATCCGAAATACAACTGGATTCCTCTTGTCTTTTAGTTGGTAACCCACTTTCCAGTGCCTAAGCGCAAGTTCCACCTCCGGAAGAAGACCTGTCAGAAACCTTCCCGTTTCTCTTTTGAAAAAGTCAATGTATCCATCCCACAGTTTTTGCTTGTACAGACGACTGTGCCAGTAGCCTCTTTCCTTCCATCGCAAGGCTCGCCACAAACCGTCTTTTACACGCTTGTCAGATTGCAGATATGAATAGCAGTTTTCAGCTACGATTATTGCCTGTTTCATGTTCTATTATGCCTTTAGCGCATACCCTCACATCCTCCGCAAGTCTATCAGTATCTATCGGTTTTGTAAACACGAATTTCGGCCTGGAGCACTTAAATAATGACATGGAGATAGTGCCAACAATCAAAAAGTTGAGAAACAATTATGACTTGAAGACATGGTTCGGCTTCAAGGGCTATGTAGAAAAGAATATTGAGGATGTCTGCAAGGCATTAGACACGAGATGGTTGGTTTCGATCTGCGATACATATGCTGATTTTGCAGAGCCCCATGAGGCGGCGTGCGCCCTGATAGTTGTTACTACCGTCAACATGGAGAAGTTGGCATTCTCCATCCGTGGGTCGAACAATTTTGATCGGCCTCCACGCCAACCATTGTGGGATGGAGTGGAATCCTATCTCCTTGCGAAAGGCGATATGATTCCCAATTTTTGTTTCCGGTTACGTCGCACGCTCAAAGAATTCCCTCACCTGCTAAGAATTTATGAAACCGTGTGGAGAAGGATGGTGGCAGCCGAGAATACCAGTCTGGGAGTTATGCAAAAAGCAAACAGGTTTGACTTCAATCAACTTTTGACCAGCGATAAAGTGCCTCGTGCGATGACAAGGCTGCAAAAGTCTAAGATGAAATTGTTGGCCAATGTGAATAGGATTAAATTATCGTGAGGTAACATGAAAGCTGGAAAGATCTGGGGACAAACAGAGTTGATTCATGCTAATGGCTTGTTTGAATTTCATCGTGTGGAATACAAAGCTGGTTTCAGATGTTCGGAACATCACCATCAATACAAATGGAATGGGTTTTTCGTGGAATCCGGCAAGTTGATTGTTAGGGTATGGCAGGATGAACAGGGTCTAGTCGATGAAACCACACTGGAAGCTGGCGACTTCACGATGGTGAAGCCGGGGAAGGTACACCAGTTCGAGGGCGTTGAAGATGGGGTGGCTTTTGAACTTTATTGGGCCGAGTTTGACCACAGCGATATTGTCAGGAGGACGGTTGGGGGGCGGGCTCCCAAGGCGGCAGCCAACAAGGATTCTCCAAATCCCCCTTAAACTGATCTTTGCGAAACACTACAAGCTTGACACAGAGATCAACATGCTCTCCAACAGGGAAGTAAGTGTTTACGGCTCGAACTGGGCCGTTTAATCCCCTACCATCTTTGGCATAATCATGGAAAGCCAGCAACCCATCATCCTTTAGCTTGGGGATAGACACAAGAATGTCTTTTGAAACACTATCGAACTTGTGGCAACCATCAATAAATGCCAAGTCAAAATGCTTGTCGGGCAACTGGGGGACAATCTTCTCGCTTCGCTCCCTGTGGTGAGTAATTTCAGGATATGGCTCCACGTTCTCTCGAAATGTGTCATACCTAGCAAGATCTGCGCCCTCCCAAAATGGATCAATACAGGTGACTGATTTAGCCCCCCCTTGAATCATGGCAATGGCCGAAGCCCCAAAAGCACTTCCTATTTCCAATACGTCCTTGCCAGCAGCGTGTCGCTGTAGCATTTGCAACTCGTCTCGACGCACTAAAGCTTGAATCTTGCCCCAGTGTTTTCTTTTCAATGTATTTTCCATGTTAATAGGAGAGTGTGGTGAATCTAATTGTAATCAAATGGCCGAATATCCCAATTATTTTTAGAATACGATTTGGCGAAAATCTAATTGGGTGAAAAGGTGCCTAAAACAAGGGGAAAACAGGGGCAATCTAATTTTTTGCATGTTAGTGAAATGTAACAAATTTATAATTACTCTTCAACAACAAAAAAAGACCGTCACGCTGGGCGTGACGGTCTTGGCTGATTGTTAAAGTAGTGGTGGGTCAGCACACGTCGCCACATCTACGCCCGTACAGTTCTGCGTTCACTGTGGCAAGAACCTTCTTGAGAACTGCACGCTCTAATTCATTGTCCATATCCGGCCCATGCAAGGCCATTTCTTGGATCAATCCATGGTATTGACGCAACCCCGCCCAGGCTTGGTCTCTCGTGGCGTTAAGCATTGCTGCTCGATCATCTGGGTTTTCCGGTGGGCTTTCCGGCACTGGCAACTTCCTTTCTGATCTCTCGATCAGCTTCTCGAAGGTCTTCGGTAATATCCACTTCTTTTAATCCCTGCTTGAAGGCGGTAACAGACCCGCCCAGGGACCGCATTACGCTTGGAAGCCTGCTACCGAATAAAAGAAGCATTATTCCAGCGATAATCAAAAGCTCGGTGGGTCCGGGCATTCCGATGAAGGCGAACATGGGGAACCCTTATGCTTGATTGATTTCGGACGTAACCTTGAAACATTGTCGGCAGAGATAGTTGGCAATGGCCACGGAATCGTGTGGCCAAAAACCCTCCCCTTCGGGATTGAGCCGAGGAGGATCATTATCATGGATGCGGCAGATCGAAGCATCACCACCGGTCATTTCCATGGCCGTGAGGATCAGTTCGGCCTCTGCGCCGCAGTGGACGCATTTCATGGTCTCGGGCCAAGGGGCCTGCCAACTGGCGTCTACCCCCTTGTTGCCGATGTAAACATCTACGTGTTCTGCGGGTTCGCTCATTTTTTCTCTCAGCACATGTTGATGGGATTTTGACCCTTGGTGAACTCTCGGGCGACCGCTTCTTCGATGGGCTGAATGTTGAAGGCGTCAATCAAATAGCCCCGATTACCGCTCAAGCCGATAACCAAGGGATCAATCACTCTCGGCGGCGGCGGGATTCGTCTCTTTTCGATGTCCTCGTGGTAAGTCCACTTGTCAGCCTCTTCGATCAGGACCACGCTGTCGAATTTGTCTTTATGCGTCCTGATTTTTTGTCGGACTTCATGAGGGATCACACCACTGAAACGACGGTAGATTTGAGTGGTGGCCCTAACCTGTACGAACGGGGTCCATCCGGTTCTTCTGCGAAGCCGCTTGGCACGCAGTTCCAGTCGCTTGACCACATCCTTGAAGTATTCGTCCAACACACTGGGGGGAGAGGTGGTGTGGGAGGAGGAGCCTCTGTCACGAAATTCCACCCTGAAACGACAGACCCCTTGGGGGTTTTCGTAGCTGCCTCTTCCGAAGATGTTGTAAACGGCGAAAGTCGGCCATGGGCCTCGTCGCATCTTCAAGAAACTCATGTCGATGGGGTTGAATTGTTGAGCAAGCTGAAAGTCAGCAATAGCGGCAGCCACTTGTTCTTCGGCGGCTGCTTCGACTGGAAGCATGTCTCTTCGCAGCCGCTTGAGGGATTCTAGGTCGTTTCCTGGGGCTTTATCACCCACGTGGGTTGTTTGGATCTGGGCGATCATGGCACCGGGTTTGGGGGTAGTAGCAAACATAACGCACTCCTTCACATGGGGCTGGGGAAAAACAGTGGCCGAGGCGGGACTTGAACCCGCACGGGCGTTACCGCCCACAGGATTTTAAATCCTGAGTGTCTGCCAATTCCACCACTCGGCCCAACACTTTCGCTCGCAACTCTTCGAGTGTCATGTCGTGGTCTTTCTTGACCTCATTACACCGACTGCACAGTAGTTGCAAGTTGGACTCTTCTGTTTTGCCGCCTTTGGACTTGGGGGTTATATGATCCATGGTCATCAGGACCGCTCTGCCGCTCTTAAACACTCCATAGAGGTTGAAGTGAGGCGGTCTAGCACCACTGGATTCCAGCCAGAAAAACTTGCCTTCGACACCACAGCACGCACACTTTTGGGTGCGGCCCAAAAGCTTCATGCGTTCACCACTCATTTTCACATTGAAAGTTCGCCATTGACCATCAACCTGCGCACGAACCTTCCACCGTTTTGGCCCAATCCGATTGAGAACCGGGCTGAGCCAAAACTTGGCAATTCGCTTCATCCCTCTCGGGGTGGGGTCTTGGAGTTTTCTCATAGCGGGCCAATGCATCATTCCATTCCTTGTGCGATCTTTACCTCGTTGAGCAGTTCTTCGGACCAGACGGTCCACGTAGGGTCTGACCAGGGCGGGTCTTTGTTGATGTCGTCGGGATTGACTTTGAGCACACAGTAGTCACCATTTTCCACCTGATGAAACTCAATGATTTTGACGTTTTTCTTGTAGTCGTTGCTTACATCATAGGCAGCAAGCGGACGACCGGTTTTCCCTTCTTTTACAACCGGCTCTCCCAATCGCAAATTGCCATCCTCCATAACCCGCACTGTCTGGGCGGTAAAACCCAATTCAGTGTGAGGAAGCATAATTGCCCGCTCAATGTCGTCCGGTTCTTGGACGTAGTAGTTGCCGTCCTCATAGCGGCATTTGGTTTTTTCTGGCTGTTGTGTTCGCAGGTAGAAAACTGTTGCAAGAACGATCAACAGGGCCATGACGGCGAAAGTGAGGCCATTACGTAGCTTCGTCATCCTTCACCTCCTCAAAATGTTTCCCTTTATCTAAGTAAGCCAACTCCCTGATCCAATGGAGAAAATTGTGTCCGCCATGTTCTCCGGTTTTGAGAAAGTGTTGCTGCTTTGGGGTCCAAGCTTCATCGCCTTCGGGTTCTTCATCTTCACCAACAACTTCCCACACCTTTTCCTCTCGCCAGAATGGTGGATCAAAAACCCAAGAATGTCCACAATTCCAGCAGGTGATGCCCTCACAGACAAATTCTGTATCGTCCCGCTCGTCGAACTTGCCTTGATAGGCCCAGTTCGCCTTTTTGCACTCAGGGCACCAATCTTTAACCCACATGGAACCGTTCATGCAACTTTCTCCGGGTATTTCTTGCCACAGATTGGGCAGTAGGTGGGGACTACGGTGATGGGTTTTTTGCGTTTCTTCTTGTCGATTTTTTCCACCGCCAGCAGGGGCAGTGACCGCATCCTGCCCCGCTCGAAGTCCATTTGCATGGTCGTCACAATGCGGGTGTTGTAATCTTCGAGGGCTTCTTGGGTTTTTTCCAAGCAATCACACATCTTCGTCTTCCTTGTTCTTCTCTTTAAGTTCCTTGGCCCACTCGGAGAAGTTTTCTTTGCTCAAATCGTCGTCCGTCGTGTCGGCAAAGTCCTGTAGCATTTCCGCAACGCTGGAAAAGGGACCGTGCATTTCAGCCGTCCCTTCTTTTATCTCGTCCATGCGATCATGCATCTCTTCCAAGAACGCCTTATTGTCTTCGGGACCACCATGAAAGCTAATGTCCCAATAAACGGCGTCAATGATTTCTAGAAGAGTGAAGGGGTAGTGGCACTTCAGATGCAGAGTGTTTTTGCCTAAATCTGAAACCCACTCACGCACTTCCATTTCTGTGTTGATGGAGAGAGGGAGATGGACCAATTCGTTCACAGGCGTGTAAGAAACGCCGTAATTTTGTTCTTCGGGCGGCTCGTCTCCGGTTTCTGCGTAGTGCTTCAATAGGTCTTCGTCGCAGGGGCCGAGGCCGTGGAAGTCGTAGTTGAGATCGAGCGACACACGATGAGCACGGGATTTGTTCTTCTCTACCCAACGGTGAACTTCTCCAGTGCGATAAATCTCCAGGCGGTTTACCACCGTGTCCGGTTCACACGGCTCTTTGGCCTGCGCATGAAATTCGTCGATGGCTCGGCACCACGAGTAACAAGAGATGAACTGTTTGAGATCTTCGTGAGCCTCAACGAAGTTGAACAGATCCCCCAGCGTCATGCCATCCACGTTGCACGTGTGCATCAAGTAGTTGATGGGATTGAAGATTTGCTCACCATCTTCATTGAACAACCCTTGCGGCATCAAAACCAACGATTTTTCGGAGTGGCTGCCGAAAAGGTGGTAGAGAAGATCAAGTAGGGTATATCCCCACTCGCTCGTGATCGTTTCCTTGCCGCAGAACAGTTCTACCTTTTCGTCGATCTTCAACGGAGCGTAGGGGTGGAGACAGGGAGTGTGATCGCTATCGTAGGTGGTTTTTAAAATCCCATCCTTGACTTCGAGTTTCTGAAAGAGGGTGATCGGGTCGTCGGAGATGGGGCCGGGTAATTCGTGGTAGATGTCGAAACCGGGCAAAAACCAGCCGGTTAGCCCCAAGAGAAGATCGTCGCCTTCCACAATTTCCATGATGTCACGAACGGAGACATCTTCAGTGAATTTGATGGGGTCACGCAGAGCGGCCCAGGTGTTTTTGGGCGGACTCTCTACGTCGAAGAAGAATTCCTCGACCTCTTCTTTGTCGGGCGTGGCCGAGACCACTTCCTTGGTCTCGTCGTTGATGACGGCCCAGAGGTTGCCCTGCTTCTTGACCGTGTGATCGCCTCGGCGATCAGAATTCCATCTACGGAGGGTCAGTCCGTTGCGTGCTATCTGAAGATTTCTCATCCGTGATTCCCACTTTCTCCAAAAACCAAATGGCGGACAGATTGTCCAGTATCTTTCAATTCTCGGAGAGATTCAATCCCTATTTGCAGGTGTTGTGAGGTGAACTGTTGGGTCACTTCGTCATCCCCCTTGTCCGTTTTTACGCCTTCGGGGGTCATAGGCATGTCCGAGCATAGTAGGAAGGCGCTGTGCGGGATGTGATTGGCGAAGCTGACGATAAAGAAGGTTGCCGTCTCCATGTCAATGCCGATACACCGAAGTGAATGGAGATACTCCTTGAACTTCTCGTCATGCTCCCACAGTCGGCGGTTCGTTGTGTAAACCATGCCGGTGTGGTAAGCAAGTCCGTTGTCAGTGATGACGTGAGCGGTAGCCTGCATCATCTGGAAAGATGGTAGGGCTGGAACCTCGGGTGGATAGTAGCTGTCGGATGTACCCTCGCCACGGATAGCGGCAATAGGAAGGATGAAGTCGCCGACGTTCACAAACTCTCTCAATCCTCCGCACTTGCCCAAGAACAACACAGCCTTGGGGTGGACCACCGATAGAAGGTCGCATAGGGTTGCCGCCATTGGCGAACCCATGCCAAAGTTGATGATCGTGATGCCGTCCGCTGATGTGGCGGTTTGCATGGGATTGCCAAGACCACGCATCTGACAATCCTCAACCAGGGCGAACTCCTTCACATAGGAAATAAAATTGGTAACGAGGATATACCGGCCAAACCCATCCAAGGGCGTGTCGGTGTAGCGAGGCAGCCAATTTTCTGCTATTTCACTTTTGGTCTTCACTGTCGCAAAACCCTTCGCCCAAGACATCGAATTCGTGGGTGTAACCATTTAACCCACGCTCTTGCCAGCAACCACAATCCCAGCGAACAGTGTCGCCTTCGTCGTAATTGATGATAATCCCCGTGCGGCAGTTGCCGCACGGGGATTCGGTGTTCATGAATTTCATTTTGGTCGTCTCGGAGGCTTTTTACCTTGCTTGTGGTTCGCCAGCAATTTCAAAAAAGCTTTGGCAAAAGCTGGCGGCAGTTCAACTTTTTGGCTCAGAAGGCCCATTGTCCCCTTCATGAGGGTGCCGTTACAGCCAAAATTGCAAATGTCGATTCCGCCATCCTCGAAGAGGTAGAAGTCGTACCAATTTCCTTCTACTTCGATTTCACCGAGAAATGTGGATGGGTTGGTTGGGTCGTAGCCAAACCGCTCGATTTTCAATGCCCGCTGTTCTTCCGGTGTCATTTGATTCCAGGGCTTTTCCATTGCGGGGTTCTCCTTGTGGAAATTGTAGCCCAGGAAGAGTGAATTGTAAACGAGAGTCCCCGTAAGCCGGATTCTGTTCTATGCCGCCATTTATCTGTTGGCCACTACCCGGCGTCACAGGGTTGCTCACCCCCTCAGCCTGTTTGTGTTGCAACCTGGGTGGTGTGTGCGGGCGATGCCCTCCCACCGTGAGCAATGTTGTCCGGACTTTCCTCACCGAAGTGCGGCGGCTCGGGACTACTCTTAGACACAGTATAGCGGAAAAGGTTCGCCTCCCCTACTTCCCTTCCTCTTCCCCCTTACGACCGGAGGTTTGCTGTAAGTCGTGTGGCCGCAATTCTTTGCGGCATGCATGAACAGCAGCGGCAATCACCTGATGCATGTCGTAGTATTTGTAGGTTCCCAGCCGTCCACCAAAGATTACATCGGGCTCTTGCTTGGCAGCCTCCTGGTACTTTTTGCACAAGGCGTTGTTCTGTTCGTCGTTGATCGGGTAATACCGGGGTTCTCCCGGCTTCCATTCTTGCGGGTACTCGAATGTGAAGACGGTCTTCTCTTGTGTGCCGAACTCGAAGTGCTTGTGTTCAATGATCCGGGTGTGTTGCTTTTCTTCTTCGGTGTAGTTGACAACAGCGTTGCCCTGCATGTCTCCGGTAGACGTTACGTGTGTAAACCTTAGAGAACGATACTCCAAAGGACCGTGCATGTACATGAAGAACTCATCGATGGGGCCAGTGAACACCAACTTCTTGGCCAACCTCTGCCAATCTTCCCCTGGGGTGAATTTGCAATTCAGTTCAAGGTCAATGCCCTTTAGCATCTTTTCAACGATTTGGGTATAACCGCCGATAGGGATGCCCTGGTATCTATCCTTGTAGTAGTTGTCGTCATAAGTCAGTCGGATCGGCAATCGTTTTATGATGAAAGCTGGCAACTCCTTGGGATCTCGGCCCCACTGTTTCTTCGTGTACCCTCGAATGAATATTTCGTAGATCTCTTCGCCAACCTGAGACAGAGCCCATTCCTCTAAGTTGCTGGGGTTTTCACACGGCACACGGACAGACGCCAGTTTCTTTTCCGCTTCTTCTGGAGATCCCACGCCCCATAATTGATGGAGGGTCAATAGGTTTATGGGGAAGGAGTACATTCTTCTCTTGTATCTTACCTTTGGGCGGTTGACGAAGTGGTTGAACTCGGCGAACCGGTTTACGTAGTTCCAGATTTCGTAGCTGTTGGTATGAAAGATGTGAGGTCCGTGGCAATGTACGTTGATGCCGCCAACGTTTCTCGTATAGATGTGCCCAGCCACATGCTTGCCTCTTTCCCAAACAAGGACTTTTTTGCCATTCATTGCCATTTCATGGGCGAAGGTGGCACCGTATAGTCCTGCGCCCACTACAAGATAGTCGTATTTCATATTTAATAATTTCACCTTCTGCTATATACAATCATGATAGATATGACGCACAATTTTTTCGATTCACATCCGGATTTTTATGAGGGCGACTATGCCAACCAACCTGAGGCTATGTCTCTTAGGTTCAAGGCCATCATTGGCGACAATGTTGAAATTATACGAGGAGCCAGAATAGTTGACCTTGGCTTTTTTGATGGACGGTGGGGTTTTGCCGCATTAAAGAACGGAGCCCAGTTCGTTAGGGGGTACGATGCCAGAAAAGAAAACCTAGATCGAGCAAAGCATTTGTTCGAGAAGTATGGCATGAAGAACTATGAATTTGTACAACTCAATTTAGATACGCATCCAGAGGGAATTGTCGGCCACTACGATGTGGCGTTTGTTTTGGGGTTGATTTATCACACGGCAAATCACTTGTCGCTATTGAGTCACATAGTAGATACTGGCGTGAAACACATTATTGTTGATTCCAATGTTATACGCAGTAATAAACCCACCGTGCTGTTGAAGTGGGAGAACACAAGCAAGTTGGCGTGTGGTTTTTCTGAAGTCGCAACAGTCCCCGTCGCTGTTCCGTCTGTAGGATCTCTTAAGCTGCTATTGAGCTATTTTGGCTTTAATCAATTGAGGTTTTTTGATTGGAGCAACATCCCCAAAAGCAACATAAGATCACTGGCTAAATATCGCAAAGGTGAACGAGTCACATTCGTGGCTTCTAAATGAAAAAGCCGTCGCCCAAAAGGGCGACGGCTGTTATTTTCTAGGGGCCAGTTTTGACATTGCCCACGCTGAACTGAGCAGGATCACCCTCCTGGCCCCTGACCCCATTCCCGATAAGAATCGAGGTTCTAAGTAAATGGTCGGGTTCAGCGAACCCAGTTCGGGCTGTTCTATCTTATGTATCCCTATTATATCAGATTCTCAGTGAATCCGAATCACAATCCCGCTTCCGTTGTAGTACCAGAAAAAGTTTGGGGGATACGGCTTGTAGTAATACGGGTTGATGTAATACGGGTGCGGGTACGGTCGTGGTGCAGGTCGATACCAATGGTGATGGTAGAAATGTGGATTCAATCCATGCCTTTGAAAACCAGGGTAGTACCCATGGTGGTTCATAAATGTGGCAGCCTTTTTGGGCGCATGAGTTGATGGCGTAGGTGGCTTTGGGAAATGCGCAGAAGCTCTTGGGTGTCTCACCGTTTGGGCTGCCGCCACTCCACCAAATAAAATTGCGACTGCAATGAATGCCGCTATTGCGTAAATCATTTTCATATTTATCCTTTCTGTTCGCAGTTCTATATATTGTTGACAATGAATATTCTAGCATCTACTACACGACAATGGAACTGCGGAGACGAATTCATTTTCTTTGGTGTTCGGAATCTCCTGGAAGAGTTTTACAAAGATAGCATCAATTGGGTTATCTATGATCGCAACCCCGACCTACACGACAAAGGCAGAATTTTGAGTGATAGTTGGAGGGGTCGTGGGCTAGATTACATTGATGAGATAGTTATTGCCGGATCTCCTCAGTGGTTCGGCAAATCGATGCGGGATCTTTTCGAGAAGGTTTTGAGTGATAAAAGAAGTCCTATTTTTCTAGGCATTGGTTTGGGCAGCAAGAATGATTCATTTGCGGGCAACGCACGTGACCTTGCCGTCCTTCGTCAGGCTGCTCTTATTACCACTCGTGATCCCCGTGCAAAAAAAGCTGTTGAACAACAAGCTGGAGTGTCAGCCATTTCGAGAGTATGTCCAGCTTTTTTCGCTTCCAAGTCTGCCAACATACGCAGAAGGAGTAGGGTAGGGTTCTGCTTACAAACAAATGCGGGCAGGGGTGGGCATGGAATCACCAAGGAGTTGATGGACGGCGCTATTGAGTTGTACAAAGACATTGGCGGAACGATCATCTGTCACTATATGGATGAATTTGAGTATGCCGCCAGAAACTTCAGTGATGTGGTTTATTCAAGCGATGCGGTGGATTATTTGGATATTTACAACCAGTTCGATGTGGTAATTAGTACGAGATTGCATGGTGCCATTTTGGCCCATTCACTGGGGATTCCGAGTTTTGTTTTAACCAGCGGGGATGGCAAACACACTCAAAGGTGTTCGGGTGCTGCGAACATGTTTCCCCATCTGGTTGCCACTGCGCCAAATAATGTGCCTGCCCTTCTCAAGGAATTGGACATAGAGGGGGTATCAAAGAGCATCGTTCTCTTCAAAGACCGAGAGAGGGTTAATTATCTTGAATTGTTGCAGGAGAAATTGAACTAGTTTTTTTCTTTCTCTTTCATGGCCTCGTAGAGGATTTCTTCGATAGGGCGTTTAACTGTGTCGATCCATTTGGAGAGCACAGAAATGTTTGTGCCCATATCATGAATTGGTTCAGGCAAAACAATGGAAACACGATCTCCGACTTGTCCTAGCATGTCTACTGTTACCCAACCTCTTTTCCCTGGATCTCCCTCAATAGCTTCAACGCACCACCTTGTCATTTTAGCGATTTTTGATGTGTCTTCATCGAGGTGGATTCTTATCGTCCACATTTTGGTTGTGGCATTGTAGTCCATGATGTCAACCACCAGGAGCCCTTTGGGGTTTAGCTTGTCCATAATTTTCCTTTCTATAGCGGAAGCGACAGGACTCGAACCTGCAACCCTTTCGGGCAACCGGCTTCCAACCGGCTTCCTCACCATTCGGATCGCTTCCGGCGTATATATCTAGGAGAGAAAATGCAACAAAAATTCAAGTGGATAGCTGTACTCAATCAGTGTATTATAATAGTTCTGTTCATGAGGATGCAAACACCGGACCATCCGCCCGAGCATTACCTGGAATGGGATCACTACATTGCGCAACCTGATGGCATTACTTGTGGCCCCACCAGTTGTGCCATGGTTATTAACTGGTATGGGAAGGAAGCGACAGTAAAAAGTTGCAAGGAGCAAGCCAGAACTAAATGGTTTGAGTATCAAGGGCAAGAAGTGGGTATGTCTTTACCGGACTACCTTACCTTCTGCTTACGGTCGCACGGGGTTCCCGCCAAGTTGGAATCAGGAAATGCCCACAAACTCAAATACTACGTTAGTGAGGGAAGGCCACCCATTGTTCTTCTGCGGAGTGGTGATCGCTATTGGCATTACGTGGTGGTGACCGGCTATGGCGACGGTAAGATAGTCACTGCGGACCCAGGCGGTGGTCGGCGAGAGGAGTTGGATGAAGAGGTATTTTTGGGGTCATGGGATTTCTCTTGCGACATGCGGGGCGATGTGGTGGAGGGGTTCGATCTATTTCGTTACATCGTGGAGCGTATCGCAGGAGTGGGCGGACACACAATGATTGTGCCCAGACATCAAAGAAAGGATTTGCCGTAGAACAAATTACATGTTTTTACAAACTCTCTCTTGTGACGACTGTTTGGAATGTCATCTAGCGTGAGATCTCTGGCTCTTCTTTCTTTCCCCTCCATTCCAGAGTTCGTTTTTTTATTCTCGTGGTAATTTCTTGGGAGGCGGTTCACGCCAATGAACTTTAACAACTCTTGTGTCGGCCCGCTTTCTATTTGGTGTCTGAAGTACGGGCGGTATCTTTTTTCTTCCATGATTAACCTGTGCCATTCCGTATAAAAGTAACACACCCTCGTGATTTGATCTGGCACGTGAAGCACTCTTGGCAAAGCCACTAGGATTTGATCGATCCATTTGTGTTGCCACCGAGGCGTGTTGTCTGCCAAGAAATTGTAGTCCAAAATCAATGAGCTTATTACCTTCATTGGATGTCTTACGATGTGGAGCAAGGGGATGTCTTCCAGAATCGGCCATCTTAGAAATGGAACTGCCAGATAAGAACACTCAGCAACTATTTTGTTTACATCAACCCACTTTGCATTTTCGCCCTCTTCCCTTTTGGAAACAAAACTCAGAATAGGCTTTTCTTTGCCCTTGAACACTTTTTTTACATGTTCTGCTCCTGCGCTTTTGAAAACACTTTCATGGCCGCATGGCATCCCCAAAGACGTGAGCAGTTTTGCAGTGTAGACGGTGCCGCTTCTCGGCGTACTGGTCGCAATCAATCTTAGCTTCATTGAGCCTTTCTGTGTGTTATTCGGTCTTCTGTCTGACCATCAAATATTATGGGCCACAGCCTTTCTAGAAAGTGCGCTTCTTTGACATTCCTTTGATAGTTAGTCGTTTTTATGACCTCCTCGTAGAATTTTTTCGACCTAAACAGAATGGCCTCTCGGGGAACCATGAATTGGGCTCCGCAATTGAATTTGAATTTTTGTATTGGTGGCAAAAACCATTGGTCGGCGTATTCTCCCAAGTTTATCCTGCCCCATGGCCCCCATTTCCTTTCAATTTCCAATACCCTTGGGTTGGTGGCTGTTATCTTCGGATAGAATGGTTGATACGCATTAACAAACTGCAATTTTGCTATCTTTTGGGCGATATTGTGTTTCTTAACTGTTCTCGTATGGTCGAAGGGCCCTCCTTGTAAAAACAAAGTGAAATCTGTCAAATCGGAATAGTTTTCCAGTATGTGTCGGAGATATGTTTCTGCCTCCAGGCCCAGGTTGGGTATGTCTTTGTCTTTGTCATATACGATGCATCTGTACGGTAGAGATTTGGTCCACCTCACATCTTCCCGGTATTTGGCAACAACGATGGTTACTTGGTGTCGGGGCAACTTGAGCTTCAACATGCAATAAAGGAGCGAGATTTCCAGCTAATTTCCAATACAATAGAGTAGGAGATTATATGAAGATTGTTGCATTTGTCCCCATTCGATTGAATAGCACAAGACTGAAGAATAAGAGCATTTTGCCGTTGGGTAACAAGCCTTTATGCTGGCACATTCTGAATACTCTAACGAAGGTCTTCAACGAGGTGTATGTTTACGCCAGTACGGAGCAAGTTATGGACTTCTCTCCAGAAGGCACGATTTTCCTCAAGAGACCCGCCGTTCTTGATCGAGATGAGACCTTAGGCATGGAAATCTACTCTTCTTTCGTTGGAGAAATAGACAGTGATTATTATTGCTTGGCGCATGTTACTTCGCCCTTCCTAACTGAGAAAACCTTGCAGTCGGGGGTTGATGCGTTGTTGTGTGGGCATGATAGTGCTTTTACAGCACGCCGGGAACAGACGTTTGCTTGGTTTCGCAACAAGCCGATCAATTACGCCACCAATTTCATTCCCCGCACACAAGACATGGAACCGGTTTACATAGAGACCTCCGGCTATTACATGTTTGATAATCAAACGATAAAAGCAGGCCGAAGAATAGGTGGCAATCCAGCCATTATTGAAGTGGGCGCAGTAGAGGGATTGGATATAGATGAAGAAGGTGATTATGAGGTGGCAAAACTCTTTGCGAGAGGGTTGATTTCGTGATTCTTCTAACAGAATGTTTTACGACAGAATTGGTGGAAAGGCACACGCTCGAATATCTCTAAAGCACCACCTTCTGTGGAATTGTAGATTTTCCTTCCACTTTTCTCAAATACTTTCTTGCATATCCTGTACATTACGAACACGGGCTCCCAGTTTTGTCTCCAATAGAAGTCTACTTTGCTTCCGTCAAAATGGTGAACTTTGTCTCCTCGGTAGTGGCAATCGCAGCCCAATAAATACACTTCATTAAATCCCATGTGGTAAGCCATTTGGAGGGCCAAAGCAACAACCGTGTAACCCTGGTAAATCCCATATCTCATGTCTCCCCACTTATTCCAGTCTGGCATCAATCGGAATCTTTGGTCATGTTCCGTAAAACGACCTCCCGAATTAGGGCGAGGAGGTATGTAAACCAGGGACTCATCTTTGAGTTGTCGGCGAATGTAACTCACAAATAATTCTGTGCTTGTTTCTTTGCATGCTTTTTTGATGCTTCGGTTGTACTTGTTCCAATAAGAAGGGTCGATGACACACAAATATTGCGCCCTCTTCATAGCGGGGTGTTTGTAAAAGGAGTTAACGCCAATAATCACTTCATCGGGAGGAAGAAGCTGCACTGGGGTGCGATTGAGGGAGGGGCCGGTAGCGCAGATGAAACATCGTTGGCCTTTGTGAATATCTAGATATTTGCTTAATCTAGGAGCAATCATGGGCGGTATTGGTTTCTTTTGCGCATACAGCATGTTGTTATATTGGTATCCTGTGGGTAATGCGGTCTTTTGTTTTTTGGTCGAACATTATTCGCCAGGATCGTTCCAAAAAATGACCCTCTACAGGGTTGATGTCGTAGTTTACGGTTTTGATTATTTCCTTGTAGAATCGCAAAGAGCGAAAAAGGATGGCATCACGAGGCACGATGAAACACCCCCCGTTGGCGAATGTGAAGCTTTTAACTCGTTGTACCACAAACCACCGCTCTATGAATTCGCCCACATTTACCCAACCCCACGGCCCGTAGCGAGGCTTCATGTGGAACACTCTTTGTTCACGACAACTTGGCCTCTTGAAGAACGGTTCGAATTTGTTCGATAATTTATGCGACATTATCCTCTGAATAATGTTTGTCCTATTTATTCTCCTGCGAGCATCAACGTGCGGGAAGGGATCACCTTGGAGACAGATTAACCAGCGAGGCAGGTTTTCGTAATTGTTGATGATGTGTCGCAGGTAAGTCTCTGACTCACGCCCCACATTTTTTACATCCTTACTTTTGTCATATATGATGTAGGGCACCTGTTTTTGGACCACCCAAGATGAATCTTCTTTGTATTTGGCCACAACAATTAAAACGTCGTTGGCTCTTATCTTGGCGTGTAACATAAAGCAATCTCCTGCTTTATGTAGTTCGCTGCTATTCGAAAGCTTTGATTAGTAAAGGTGCCAGATGCCGGTGGCTAGAATAGACCCTCCATATTATCAGATCGAGGTCGGCTGCACTTCTGCCACTCTTTTTGACAAGTTCGAGGTACTGTCTTTCGATTTCTTCGTACCGCTTTCTGGAGGTGGGGGTCGCTTTGGGCACGTCGTAGTCCAACGCCCTCATAAATTTGAGAACGTGTGTGTCCAAACCCGCCATTTCCAGGCCGGGCCGACTGTGCATCAGAAAGCAACTGGCTGTTTTGTACTTGATTCCTGGAAGTGCCACGAGATCCCATAGCGTGCAGGTTTTCAGATCAAGGCCGCTATTGGCGACGGCCTTGACGTACCGTGCTTTCTGGTTGTACGGCGACAGGGCGTACTCCTTGAACTTGAGAGCCAGAAACCATTCCGGTAACTGTTGGATTATTCCGAATGGTCTTCGCTTTCTAGGCGAGTAGCCAAGTTTTGAATGCGTCTCCTTCATGAAAGCTTCCAGCCGAGGTGCAATTGTCTTGGCCGTCTTGCCTGCCACACAGATCCAGAAAATGAGAAGCTCTTCAAGTTGATACCTGTTCAGCTTGAAGTTGGTAATCGTATCGGGGTTTACCATGATTTACTTTCATAAGTGCTTGCATGATTTACGGTTACATATAAACCGGAATTCTTCGCAGAATCCTTTTACAAGAAATACCATACCTTCATAAAAATGCATTGACAGCAGTTGGCGGTCGAATGTCTCGTTGGCCTCCTCGTGCATTTTGAAATTTACAGAATCAATCAATTGCTTGAGGAACTCCACCGTGGTGCCTTGCCTACGAAGACCTCCTTCGTATCTCGGCCAATAGGACGTGTGTAAATCTTCTATGACATATGTTCCACCTATTGTCACATAGGGGAACAGTGTTGTGCAAGACGTAATTTGCTGATGCATTACATGTCCGCCGTCATCAATGATGATGTCAAACGGCCCATGCTCTTGGGCTACTTCCAGCAAAAAAGATTCATTGGCTTGGTCGCCCGTGTGAATTTTTATTTTGTCACCGTTGAATTGCTGACAAGCGGGGTTGATGTCTATGCCGATGATTTCTGCGTTGGGGAAATAATCCCTCCACATCAGAAGGGAACCGCCATGTTGAACCCCAATTTCCATGACTTTGCCTACCCGCTCCCTGATGTCGGTGAAATGGCGATCATAGATCTCGAAGTAGTGTAACCATTTGTCTGATTGTAGGTTGCAACTTCTAAATATTTGTTTAAGAGTTTTCAACGAGCCCCCAACCTGTGAAGTCCGTGGTTATTATGAGTATATATGGTAACAGGAGGTGACTATGACTGTTCTGATTAAAGTGGTTTTGGCGTTCATTTTGCCGCCACTCGCCGCCCTCATGCAAGTGGGATTGGGGCTCCACTTCTGGCTCAACATCATCCTGACCCTATTTGGATGGCTGCCAGGACTAATTCATGCTCTCTGGCTCGTGTTGAGCGAGCAGAAGTAAAAAAAAGGCCCGCCGTAAGGCGGGCCTTTTTTCATTTCAGATCAGCCTCCGTTTGCCATTCCCCTTTCTCGTTTTTCCATATGCGAGCAGAAACCTCCTCACCTTTCAGCTTCTTGATTTGATCGCTGGGGATAAGGTTTTCATTCTTCAGCATACGTAGGATTGTGGGGATGACAACAGCGTCATCTTTGTGTCTCGCCGCCGCTTCTCGGATCGTCTTCTCCATCTCGACTTGCGATTGACAATTGATATTGTAGGCAATCTTCCAAGCGATGCTGTTGACGATACGAGGGAACAAGCGTGTCACAGACACATGTGCGTGGAACATGAATCTAGTTTCCACGAGTGTTCGGTTTCCATGCTTTCTAAACACCACCTCACCGTCACATCCCATGATACGGGCTTGTTGATAGGAGATTTGGTTTAACAGTACCAAGTGGAGTTTAGTGGATTCAGAACCCACCTCCATGTCGTGTCGGACATTAAAGGTGAGTCTGCCGATCTGCCTGTCGTCGATTCTGATTTTCGAAACTCCGATAGCACGGCCTTCCAACGCCATTGTGCTCAGGTTACACTTTACTTTCACTTCTTCCCAATTCTGCTCTAGGATTTCCACCTTTCTGATCTTAACTCCACGCTGTCCAACTGGAACGTTTTCTAGCTGGATGTTCCCTCTTTCATTCATTGAAATGCTGTCTTCCAGATCTTCTAGTTGAGATTGCAAGACCGAACCCATCACTTCGCCGTATGGCTGGTTGATGATGAACTGGCGTTTCAGATTAGGCTTCACGCACTGTGTTCGACGACACCCTGCATCGGCCTGCACTACTAGACAAGTAGCTACCAATAGCGCAAAGATTGCGCCTACAGAGAGTGCTTTCATCTCTCCTCCTATGGGTTATAGTTCGTCTCCAGAACTATTTATGGAGGAGCAGGTCAACAATTCCTATCGAAGTGCATATTAACTCAGGCAGCTTCCTTTCCTATTGGGATAAACCACCTGCGATCCTTGTAAATTTTTATCACTTCTCTGAGGCTATGTTCTTGTTCCCACATGCTTTCCGTGGCGGCTTTATCTAATTCGCTTTCAACAATCTTCTTCAAGTTGCGGGTGTGAACAATTTTGTAGTGGATCGTCATCACCAGCCGTTGCTTCACCTTAGTTCGACTACCACATCTTTCGAGATGGGTAAATGTATCATAGGCTACTAATGTCCCCACCGGTTCTGTGAGCGATATAGTAGAATCCATCTTGTCCTTGGTAAAAATTACATGCTGACGCAGAGTTAGGATCTGTCCTTCTAGGTAGCCGTTTTGGTGTCTCACTGTGAACCATCCATCGGCTTCTACCATCCAGTTGGGATCGAGGATGCGATTGAAGCCGACAACGATGTCCTCTTGCTTAGATTCAATCAATGTACCGTGCCCTAGCTCGACCATCTTCTTCATGGTCGGCGCTCGAACGAGAACCCGTCGCACGGTGTCGAAGTCCTCGTTGATGTAGAATGTGCTTTCCTTGACTGACGTTGCCTCATATGGTGTGTAGATGTAAAACGAGAAAATGATCGTGAGAATTATGAGCACGGCGAGGCTAATGGCGACCCCCGGCAGAATGTATTTCATCATGTCTCCTCCTTCTATCGTTATTAGCTCTACATATATTTAGAGCGCAATTAGGGAGGAACTATGGGGTTTTTCGATCAAAGACCAATGCTCAGGGGGAAAATTGCAGCCCATCACAATAGGCTGGAATGTCGCTATCGAGCGATGCTTTTGTGGAATAGGATTTGGATCAAAAGACAGCGAATCCTAGACATCGCATCTTATAATGGCCGGTGGAGCTATGCCGCCCTGAACTTGGGGGCGAAGCATGTTACGGGCGTGGAAAAGAATCCCGCCTTCGTCGAACGTGCCCGAGCCAATATGGAGCAACTAGAGGCCAAAAAAGATGAATACGAGTTCATCTGTGGTGACATTCACAGGGAAATCACCAAATTTGAGCCCGACCAGTTCGACACCATCTTCTGCTTTGGCTTCTTCTACCACACGCCACGGCATGAATTCCTGGTGGAGAAGATGGTTGCCTTGCAACCAAAGGCCATCATTATGGATACGCAGTTGGCCAAGCCCGGCCAGGGCATACAGTTCAACGACAAGCCGTATTACGGTCGCCAAGGAAAGGTGCCTTACGGTGTCCTGCAAAAGATGTTCGGAACACGAGGCTACAAGATCGTCAAGCGAGCCAACTATAACCAGTTTAAGAACCAGACTGAGATTTCTGATTACATTACAGGTGTAGGTGGCGGTCGAGTGACGCTGTTGATAAGACCCAAAAAAGACTTGGCAGAATAAACAAAAAAGCCCGGCCTTTGGCCGGGCTTTTTCTATGCCGTTTTCGCCTTACGGCGTTTTTTAGGGGCCTGTCGGTGTCGAAGCCGAGGCTTTTGACGGTCTTCGCTCTTTTTCATAGCCTCAAATTCGGCGACCCTTTGATTCCATCGCTTCTGAGTCTTTTGGGGATCTTCCATGAGGCTTTCGATAAACTGCTTGGCCTCCAACAGGCCGCAATCGGTGATCTGGCGGTAGAGTTTGATCGCCGGGATCTTCTGTCCGCTGGAAGCCAGTTTTTCAATTGCCCTGCGCTGACTAGCACTGACGTGAATTGGCGTGGGCCTGACTTCCATCAGCAACTCTTTGATGATTTCAATGAGTTGCCATTGGCCAACCGTACCGCCCAGTTCGGCGTCCTGGAGTTTCCTTCTGATCTGATTGTATCTGACGATATTCATTTCTTCCTCAACTGTTGTTAATGCGGATGCCATAGGCCATCGCCGAGAAGCAGGCGCATATGACGAAGAATGGGATCATGACCCAAAATGGAATGTATGCCCCACACTTGATTGCAATCCCCAAGACGATGATGGGGGCGAATGCGATGCTCATGGCGGTAATGTATCTGGTCCTTGCCGAAAGGTTCCCCCCACCAGTCCAAAAAATCCCTTAACATGCTTCCTCTCCTGTGAAGGGTAGAACGATTGCGTACTGAGCGTAAAGGGTGACGGTCCTACCGACACCTCCCCGCTTTGTTGTCTTCGTTGGTCTGACTGATATACGGTCAATGTATTTGTTGGGAAATAGCTTCACTACCTCGCCGATGGTGTATTCGGTGCCAGCCGATGAGTTGGTACTGTAGAGGATTGTATCCCCCAACTTGACTTTCTTTCCGAATGCGCCTTTCATCCACACGCCTTCCAGTAGATCGGCCAGAGCAGGATTACTAGGAGCAGCGTGGTGGCGTCGGCTATTGGACCGTGCTTTCTACTGCCTTTGATGAGGAAGCCGATCCCGATTACGGCATAGATTATAGCAATGATTGTGATCCACATCCACATGGGTCTATTCCTTCCGACCCATGATTTTAACATGTATTTGGTTGGGAACCTACGAAAAATCAGGCACCGCCTGTTTCTTGGAGGTATTGGAGGTATCTGTCACGTCTTTGTTTTTCATCGCCTTTCCAATGGCGACTTGTGCCGTCTGATAGCTTGTTGTTCAGGCAGTGGGCACAATTGACTTCATCCCACTCGTATCTTTGGTCTGTATCGGCCTGTTGAATGCTGCCGTCTGCCCACGGGCATCCGTGATAGAAATGAATTTTCATTGGCATGGAAGTTAGCTCAGTTTTGTTACAGTGCGGTTGTAATGCCACTGGCGGGCGAATTCCTCGGCCTGTTCTTCGTCGTCTTCTAGCCCCTCTGCTTCTTGTATGGCGTGAGCCAATTCATGAGCGATGGTGGTCTCCACCCCAAGTTCTACAGGCAGGTCGTATTTTTCGCAGGCACCTCTAATTGCCTCAGTATCCAGAACGATTACGGGCTCTGAAACCGTGCCGTTAGAATACCTGCCCAGTTTGCCACCAAGAGAATGAGGTGCGGCATAGAACACGGTGAAATTCTTGAAAAGCCGCAGTTGTGGCAAAAGTTTTTCTCTCATTTCCAGGACCGTCTTTTCGACGATACCCTTCATGTCCTTGTTGGGCGATTCGTGTGGCTCATAATCCCATTCGGGATCGTAATCATGTGTCCGGTCGTCGTACCGATAAAGCCACTTAGAAAAACTCATTTCCACCTCCAAAGTACCCAGGGCGAGACTCGAACTCGCACCCCCGGAATGGGGACTAGGCCCTCAACCTAGCGTGTCTACCAATTCCACCACCTGGGCGTATGAATTTCTTTTTTATTTTTGTCCTAATGGGCTTTTCTGGCGTTTGGCAATCCAACCTACTTGGGCTGCCGTAGTGGCCCAATATCTCTTCTCCTGATTTAATATCACGGTTAAAAATATATAGCACCCTGCCGTCATCTGTCTGGACTAAAGTCGCATTTTGTTGTCGCACGGTCGGTGCCTGATTGACGATGCCCCCAATTCCCATGGGAACCAAGCTGTGCTCTCTGCCATCGGCAAAAAACTTGTAGTTGTGAGCGTATTGTGTGCAGTTGTCTTCAAGAGACCCGTATTTCACCTTGGCTCCGATAACCTCGATGAAATCCCCTTTCTTCAGATCTACCAGGGCAAAGACGCCTCGGCCTGCATTCGGGATCGTGGAGGCTGCTATCCGGTATTTACGAAGGTTTTCTTCGGGCTCTTGGAAAATCATTCCTTAATAGAGTGGCCGGGACTGGAATCGAACCAGTGACCTTTGGGGGAACAGCTTGAGAGGTAACTATGAGCCTTTCGGCGTCGTGCAATCAAGCGTCTTGTCCCAATGCTCTACCAACGTGAGCTACCCGACCTTATTTTTGCCCTCCCAACTGACTCCGTGCGTCACGCTGAGGTAACGACACAATTCGTCGGCTGCGTCTTGGGGGAGAGAGGCAATTCTGTCACCAAGCTCCCGAATGTAATCTTCCTCAAAAGCAGTTCCAGTGGTTGTTGTAGGCGGTTTGATTCCATCGCCTTGTGTTTGCGTACAACCGTATCCGTTCATAGACACCGCTCCTATTGATGGGGTTCGTTTTTAGTGAGCAGGGCAGGAATTGAACCTGCAACTACTGGTTGCGACATCGGCTTTGTAACTGGTGGACTTTCGCCCACACCGCTCACTCTCCAGCGTGCTTACCAGAGCACCTCCCGCCCAATTTAGCCGCCAAATTGGACTCGTGCGTAATCTGTCAAAAGGTGATGGATTCTTCGATGTGCCACTTTTTTGGCGTTAAAGTCTGCCAACTTGCCACCGAGGTAGGCATCAAGCAGTTCTTGGTCAGTCAATAACTCGGCCATGTCTGCGTTGATACTTCTGATTTTCGCTTTCGATACGTTGATAGACATCCTTTTTTCCTTATGCGGGCGGGGGATGTAGTGCCCCTGGCAGGACTCGAACCTGCACGGCCTTGCGGCCACAGCATCCTGAATGCTGCGTGTCTACCATTTCCACCACAGGGGCATTAGCTTGGGGGTGGGAACCCCGGATTGTCGTTCTTCTTTTTCTGTTTATCATCCTTGAATGTTGGTGTCCACGCCAACATGATCCAACATGTGATCCCAAACACTGCCAGTGTTACCGAAATCGACCACGGCAACATATTCACCTTCTCGGTCATCTTGAAGGCAACGGCGTCGGCTACGCCGAAGCCTCCTACGCAGATGGCCACTAAGATGGCAACACTCTTTACAATTTTTATCATGGACCTCTCCTAAGTAGCCCCGGAGGGAGTCGAACCCTCACGCCTTGCGGCACTGGATCTTAAATCCAGCGTGTCTACCGATTTCACCACGGGGCCTTGCAACCGTTTTCCCCACTAGCCACACTTATGGTGGAACGGCAAACATGCTGTAACATTCGATGCTCCGCTCCCTAAGGTCTCTTTGTTCTTCTTTGGAAAGCTTCTCGCAATCCTTGCAGGGTCCGTCACCGTTGAAGTGCTCTTCGGCGTACACCTCTAAACAGATTGGGCACTGAAATTGTATGGGGCCGAGGCTCATTGTTTTACCTGGGGTTTTGTGCGCTTTCAATCAAGTGTGTTGTTGGATCAAGTAGGCCGAATGGTTGGCTCTCACCTTTCTCCCACACGCCGTTGCTCAGGAAGCCGTGGCGATGCATGGCAAGGTGGAGCATGGAGGTTGGTCTGCCCTTGTCCTTCTTGAGCACTCGTTTGACGTGCCCGATCAGGTCGCCTTGTCGCACCTCTTTTTCCTGAATGTAGAACTTTTGTTTTCCCTCGACGGTGGATTCCCCGATAACTCGAAAGCCGTGGTGCTTGATTTCCCCATAAACTACGATCCCGCTATTGCCCGCAACTGATACGGCCCATGTGTTCTCCCACCAATCACACCCCGCCACTTTGCCCGTGAATGGCCGAATGTGGCAAAGCACTCCATCTTCTACGGCGAAGACTTCAGTTCCTTCAGGACAATAAAGATCCACGCCCTTGTGAACGTCATGCCGCCGCTCGATGCCAAAAGCGCCGACATGCGGCTTGATGGGTATCTCCACTTCCGAAGTAATGTCGATATACTGAAAAGACATCGAGTTGGAAGTGGGCCCTAACTTCTTCATCTTCAATGGAAACAACCAAGTCACTGACCTCTCCTCTCACGCTGCGATAGAGGAAATCCTTCTCCACCAAAATATACTCATATTTACGCAAAAAGCGCCGTCCAGCCAGCCAAGCGGCAACGGTGCGGTGGTGTCCATTTTCGATTGCCATCGTACCGTCCGCCAGTCGAGCTATTTGGATTGGTTCTACGTATCCACCTTGCCTTATCTCTTCCACTAGCTTCGGCAACTGGTGTGCTCGATTCAACCGGTGTTGTGTTGTTTTAAGTTTTGCAATGTCTATCACAGGCCACCCGCTCCATCTTGTTTGAGTCGCCTTTTTAGATTAGGGAATGGAACCTGTTCTACCTTGTAGTTGTGGCGAAGGGCATCTTCCATCCTTTGTGCGCCTCGCCTATTTGTCGAGTGGATGATGACCTTCTTTATTTGCGGCCTTTCTTGAGCAAGCCATTTTGCGGCTACTGCTCCATTTTTGCCCTCGTAACCCGGTGCCTCTTCCAAGTCGTGATCGAGTAGGGCTAAATCCCATTCTCCTAGCACGACTCGACGCTTCAGGTCTCTAAATCTCCTACACACAATGGCGTAGGGGAAGTGTTTCAGGAGAAATTCCAACCGCACCTTCCAACGGTCTTCCAAAATTATTACGTTCATAGTAGCCGAGGAGGGACTCGAACCCTCACGCCCGGAATGGGCACAAGATTTTGAATCTTGCGTGTCTACCAATTCCACCACTCGGCCTTGTTTTTCCCCACTAGCCACACTTATTACGCCGTTTCCCCACGCATGAACCTGCGAGCCATCTGCCAACCCCTTTCTGTTGCCTCAAACCTCGCCACTGGCGAACTTTCTCTGCCGAAGTGTGGGTCGATTTGCTTGGCGTCATCGGCTGGGGCGTTGCCCTCGTAAACCATGATCTTGTGGCTGTTCGGACAGTTTGGGTAATGAACCCACAGAGCCGTCCAGTAACACTCTTCTGCCCGCCGCAGGATCGTGAACACCTCTTCCTTCTCGTCGATCATCTTGATCGCTTGAAGATGTTCTGCCTGGATCACGAAATCCACGTCAGGGTCAAAGTCTGTCAAGTCGTTCATGCCGACCGCAAACAACACCTTGTCGTCGTCCACATCAGCCAACACGATCACATCGCTTTTTGGTCCGCCCAAGAATTGGAATCTGCCAATTCTCTGAGGGTGGTGTGGGTGACCCGATACAACCTTGTACTGTGTGTCATAGACCAGATTCATTCTAGACTCCATTCGTTGGGATGCGCCACTTCCAGTTCTTGCTCAGGAAGCCTTTCCTGATACACTTCTTGGATTGACTGCCGCACCTTGAGCTTCTCTTCCATCGTCAACTCTCGATGAACCGTAAACTTCATCGTGACGATCTCACTTCTGAGACTCATCTTTTCGGGAAAGCCGAAACCGTGCATGGTCTCGTTGACCGAATCAACTATTTCCCCAACCGAGGAAAAGACCTTGCCCAGATTGCACGTGATGGGAATGAGATACGTTGGCATGGTTTGCTCCTTCAGTAGCCGGGGCGGGACTCGAACCCGCACGCCTTGCGGCACAGGTTCCTAAAACCTGCGTGTCTGCCAATTTCACCACCCGGCCTCACCGCCTTAGGGCTGCTTCGTTTCCGACCTGACCCGGTTCGGCGGCTAGACTTCGTTGACGACCTTGCGGAAGCCAACGACAGTCATGTTTCGTTCGTAAACACTTTGTGGATCTGAAAGCGAAGTATCGATAGCTCACGTGGGTGCTCACACTCCTCTTCCACCCATGCCTGAGCCTCTTCGTAGGTGTTTCTTTCTGCCCTGATTGTCGTCGAACCCCATTCTGTCACAATAAACTTCACTTTCACGATTGTCTCCTTACATCGTCATTTCGTCAACATGCCCCGCACTCACAGGGTCGTCGCCCTGGATAGCTGCGATTTTCTCGGCTGCCTCGTTGAGAACTTTGCTGATCTCCAACGCTTTTTCAAAATTCTGCTCCGTCCGCTTCGCCATCTCGGACAAATACACGGTGGAGAGATTCTGCATGAGTCCTATCATGCGGAAGTTGCACGCCATCATGGCCTTCAGTAGGTAGTCTTCTTGCGGAAACATGTTTTTATTGTACCCCATGACTAGATAGTTGTGAACCAAGTCTTTTGGTACTATCATCGAGAGGCCCGCCCCCATGGAAACGGGGTGGGCCTTGTTCATGAGTGGGCCGGGCTGGAGTCGAACCAGCGACACCTGGATTTTCATTCATGGGGTTGCCTGACCCCTGTCCAGTGCTCTACCAACTGAGCTACCGACCCATATTTTAGCAGCAATCAATATAAACCAATGGGTCCATATCGGGGTCCATTTGGTGACCGTTCTTGAGATTGTGGGCGACTTTATATCCCACTGTGCGAGCAAACCGTTCAAGATCTTCGTGAGTCACCCCATCGAATACTCTTGCATCTTGGTCCCACTTTTTTTTCAGATCATCGTGAACAGACTCGCCTGCCAATGCTGTGCTATATGCGCTCATTGCGTTTTCCTTTCTGAAGAGCGGAAGCGGAGGGAGTCGAACCCCCAAGGCGGTTAAGCTCGTCCCGGTTCGAGCGGGGTGCAGTCGCCAATCTGCTTGCGCTTCCGTTACTGATCGTATCCAACATTTGATGCTTCATCGATTTCTACATCGATGCCTCGGTCAGTGACCCAAAGACTATGTATCAGCCGCCCGATGACGGTGCTCTCGAAGTCGTCCAGTTTGGGGCGGATCTCTCCGATTTGGTCCATTAACGGGTCGGCCAAGTCATCTCGGTCATTGGCCAAGTGTTCGTTTGCCTCAACGATCAGTTTGATGCAGCGTTCATAATTGCTCGGTCTTCCACGTTTCGTGGTTGACTTTGCCGCTGTCTTTTTCTTCGTCGTTTTCTTCTTCGCCATTATCATAATCCTCTAGCAAAAAGTGTAGTATAGTACGCACTTGCGCACATTTTTCGCCAAAAGGATTACGACTTTGACGTTTTAAGTCAAGGCCAACTTCTATACCAAATTGTCAAAGATCAAATCAAGCTGGCATTGCCAGCAAGTGGGAGAGGTAGGAGTCGAACCTACAAGCCCTTTCGGGCGTCACGTTTACAGCGTGCTTACCTTGCCAATGGTTGTATGCTTCTAATGTAGGGGACGGTTGCCCGTCCAAGTCTTGAAAGCGTTTAGTTACTCTCCCGTTGTGGACCGAGCAGGAGTTGAACCTGCATCCTCGCCTTCCAGGGCGCTATGTTACTCGCTGAATCACCGGCGTATTATGTACACTAGCCCACCGGCTATCAGTTACACACCATCGGTCCAGAGTCGCCGGGAGGATTCGAACCTCTTACCACGAGTTTTGCAGACTCGCTCCGAGCCATTAGGATTTAGGTTCCGACGACATTCAGCTTGTTGCCTTTGGGTAGGTAGTAAAATTTCCAATTCTTGAATGTTTCTGCCATACATTTTTTCCTGAGTTGTTCTACTGGGAACTTCTTAGGGAAGGTGTGTATGGTGCGATGACAATTGGGGCACACTACTACCAAATTATCATGTGAATCTGTTCCTCCTTTTTTCTTGGGCACAATATGGTGGATGTCGCATGCTGCTTCATTCCACCCACACAGTACGCACTTAATCTTTGCTCTCTTGAGGATCTTTTGCTGTGTTCTTTTTGAAAACTCAAGTATGCTTTTGGCGTCTTCTTTGCAATATGCTACTTTCCTTTTACATTGTTCGCAGTGTTTTTTCCTGCTTTGACGGATCTTTTTACTCTCGAATGCTTTCCCGCATTTTTCACAAGTGTATTTGTGTAGCTCGTGGGGGTGCGATGCTGCCCATGCGGCAACCGAACTAGCAATTTTTTCTCTCGTTTGTTTGTTGTGACTTCTGCTCTTGGCGCACGATTCACTGCAAAATCGCCCGGAGCCAAATGTCCCATCATGTTTTTTGTTGCATTTTTCACACTTCATTGTTCAGCCTCCGATTTATCTATCGGAAACTGAACTTGTTTTGAGTGTAAAAAAATTCACATTTTATCAGGTTCAGTGGGCCGAGAGGGACTTGAACCCCCAAGCACCTTACGGTGACGTGGTTTACAGCCACGGACGCTACCAATTACGCTCTATCGACCCTACTCTTTCTTGGGCGGCTCCTTCGGCAAGGAGTCACCTGTGTTGTCTCTATGTCTCCTTATCATTTGTTCTGGTGTATCGGGGATTTCAGTCGGCTCTCCTGCTGATAAAACCACCCAACCATTTGTCCAGTGTCCGTAATCGTCTTTCAGCTTGACGACGCCCCCAACCTTTGCAAACTTCTCTGGGATGTATGACACCATCGTGGAGATGCCGGTTCGGGTTTTTCTTTCCATATAACACTGGCAATACTTTACGGTTTTCTTGCTCATTTTCGCATCGTAATGCTCCTTTCAGCGGAGGCGACAGGACTCGAACCTGCAAGGCTTTCGCTCGACGGTTTTCAAGACCGCTGCCGTCGCCAATCGGCTTGCGCCTCCTCGCTAGGGCCGAGGGGCGGTGGATCGTCCATGCCGCCCGAGGGCCCGTATAGTTTGTTATGGATGCACCTCAAAGTGAATCCCAGAGCCATGGCTTCCATGGTGGCTCCCATTTCGGCAGTACGGACAAGTGCGATAATCACGCCCATGACGACAGTTGTTGAAATCATGTCGGCAGTGAGGGCAGCTAACCGCACTGTAACCGTGCCTGCACCTATATGCGTTTCGGCAGTGAGGACATGTTCGATAATCATATCCGTGACGACATCTGGCTACGTGTGGCTGATGATGTCCACGTTCAATAATTACCGGCCTTTGCTGCCTTGGCTGGCAGTCGTGATGACAGGAACAACCTGTCACGAAAGCCAGCAACAGTAGAACAAATAACGAAGTGACAACTTTCATCTTCCCTCCTATTGAAAGAGTCCGTCACTTGTATCTACTGTTATTACTAGTGGAAAGGGTAGGAATCGAACCTACGACGCCCTGGTGTTCAGTCAGGCGCTCTACCACTGAGCTACCTTTCCATTGCTCTTTGGTTTAGTCTCCTGTTTTCCTTTCTCTTCTCTTTCTTGGCCACACGACTTTCGCTGACCTTTTTCTGGTGAGCAAACCACCCCGCCCAGTCCATACGGCCAGTCGGCATGCCGCCACCGGAACCGGGCATCTTCTTGATACGTTTGTATCGCATGGCTTCTCTCCAGCGGAGGGCATGGGAATCGAACCCACCGCTCCCCGTAGGGAGCACCTGCTTTCCAAGCAGGCCCGGCTAACCAATATCCGGCTACCCTCCAAGTTTAGTTGCAACTTTCAATTGAAGTTGCGACTTTCAATTCCATGCAGCCAAATGTAACAAAAGTGTTATATTTGGCTACACTTAACAAGCGGAAGCGACAGGAATCGAACCTGCACCGGTAGTTGGCCGGAACGCTTTAGCAGAGCGCCGCTACGAACCAATATTAGCCTCGCTTCCATCTTCGATGTCTCTCAGAGCCACGTATGCTCGCCACCAAGGGCGATTGGGCCTGAAGTCATCATTCAGTTTCGTTCTGCTCCCATCCTCGTGTATCTGGAAGATGTCGTTTCCGTCTTGTTCTACTTCTATTCCCAGTTTCCAAGCTAACTCGTGACAGTTCTTCTTGAAGTCAGCCTCTACTCCTGATCCCCATTCCCATCGCATAAAGCCTCAACCGTTTCCTGAAGTTCCTCAAGCGTGTAGCACGCTCTTGCATTCCTTGCGCCCTCTCCCTCTCTGAACACACCCGCCCAGGCTGTTTCGTCGCCCGGTTCACTCCCGAACGGAAAGATCCTGATTACGATGTTGCCGATGCGACCGCAGATCAGGTCTCTCTGTTCATAAGAGATAGCGCCCTGTTCACGAATCCACTCGACGGCATCTTGCATCAATTGTATCCTCCGATCAATTCGTTTCATAATTCCGCCGATCTTGCTCGCCGCCTCGCCGAACGAGGCGGCGAGCTTTTGATCGGCGTCTGACTTCGCCTGCTCCTGTTCGTCTCTGTGCTCGGCGGCACTTTGGTCCAGGACGTGCGTGACGAGGTTCAGTTGCTTTGTCAGTTCGTCCATTTTTCCCTTTTTTAAAAACCAAAAGCCCCCTGGAACGGCTCTGATCCGTTCCAGGGGGCTCGACCCTACTTATGTTATTCCCCGTCGTCAGTCTGGAACAGATCCTTCACCGTCGCTGCTAAATAGCAACGAGGATAAAAGGTGTGAACAATAGCAGTTCAGACTGCGTAGCGGGGAGACTCGATCCATTTCTCTTTCTCCTGCACGTAATGGTGCTATCTGTATTATATGCCGCAAACGGCAATTTTTCAACCCTAAAAATTCACCGATTGTCTTCCTCTGAGGGGATAGACGCTTCTGGCGGCGAAAGGTTCGGGGTTTCTGGAGAAATTTCTGGACCTTCCAGAATCGCTCTGGCGGCATCATTCCCCAGGCAAGCTTCGGTGAGGATTGCCACACACAACCTGTTCATGGAATCCGCACGTGTATCGTGGACCAGTTCTTTGACGGCGGCGTGGAGATTAGGAGTCATCCGAACTGTTACCACTCGCTCCTTCATCCTTTTGCTTCCTTATGTCGTAGGAGACGGATTTGACGACGATGGGTACGCCGTCAATATCGTCGGGGATTCCATGTTCTTCTTGGGTAGTCCCTTCGGGGATGCGGACGGTGAGAACAAAGCCGTCATCTGCGGGCGACCCGATGATCCCTGCCATCAGATTGGGAAATTTACTTTTGAAAGTGGTCTTGGCGGCACGAACTTCTTCGAGGGTTGGCATCGGTCTACTCCATGAAAACGAACCACAGGATCAGCAGTTGAATCAAAACTAGCCAGAAGAGCAGCGTGGCCGCACTCCGAAACTGACGCCAGAATATTCGCTTTCCGATTCGTTCTACCGTATCGGCAAACTCCTCTTTCGGCAACCCCAGTTCATTGAGTCGCCAGTTCAGTTGCACATCGGTCAGCTTCCCATCGGCATACAGGATGCCCAGGAGGTAGATCTTTCGCTCTCGTTCGTCACGGAAGAAACTCAATCGACGCCTCCGACGCTGACGCTGCGAACAGCGGTATTGCGGTAGAACGTGTACCAAGTGTTGATGTCGCCTCCCAAGTCCTCGTGTTCGTCGTGTCGCAAGGTTGCCCCCTTTGCAAAGACGCCTTCTGGACTGATGCGACCTTCGCCAGAAGCGCCAACGTAATGCTTGTTGGACAGGGGGTCTTGTCGGGGCAGGAACAAATTGAAATCTCCGTCCCTATTCCAACTGCCGCTCGAATCGTCGAAGAAAGCGAAGCAATCTTCTTCTTTGGGCACGTCTTTGGTTTTCACGGGCACGGCAAACCATTCGCCCTGTCGCAGGGTGCCGGGGACTTTTGCTTCGTCGGGCACTAAATCATCGAATGCCTCTTGGACCGTTTGCGGCTTTCCAGTCAACTCACAGCCAAAGTAGGTCTCCTCATCTTGTCCCAAGAGGAAGTAAACCGGCGTTTCGTAATCGTTGTCCCTTACGACGACGGTGGCTGACTGGTGGAATACATAGCGACCACTTTGGAGGATCAGGGTGAAGCCAGACGGCGGCACCAACTTGTCTTTTGTACGGAGTTTCTTTTCCGCTTCGGTCAATTCCTGTGACCTGTCGGGGGTGTAGTCCACGACTTCGACCACGCCATCACTGAGGGCTTTGCACAATTTGCTGTAATTTGTGGCTTGTTTTGCCCAGTCGTTTTCCCACCTAGAGTAGACCAGCCGACCGAGACACTGCAAGCTGAGTGTGGGGAAGTTGAACTTGTCCAATTCCACATCCCCATGTAAAGAGGAGGCGGGTTTGATGCCGTATTCTTCATCGCCATTCAACAGGAGTGGAAATGCGCAGTCGCTTGCCTCGGGCGACAACATCTTTGTGCCGAAGGGCAGGACGACGCCGCCTGGAGGGGCATTGGCTTGTGCATAGAGGCTGTTGGGACCGCTTCCATAACCGGAATAGCGTTCTCTGGGAGGTGTGAGTTTGGCGAAGCCAAAGCCAAATTGGCGAATGCCGCCATCCCGGTGAACCTTGAACATGTGACCGATGTCGGCGCTCCAAACCACAGGATCACCATCGTGCTCCATGACATATTCGCCAGTGCGAATGAAGTGGCTGAGCGAGCAAGTCAGCACCAGTTGGAGGTCTTCGTGATACTCCTCGAACCTCTTTTCGCCTTTGACGACGTTGGCGCTGTAAAGGCGCTGGAGCTTCGCCACGTCACTCTGGTCGGATAGATTCCATACGCACATTTTGGTCCTCCTTAGATCCACCCCTGGGCAAATGCGAATACTAGAACGAAGAATCCTATGAGTAGAAGCTCGATGAAGCATCCCATCACAGGATTGGTTGGTTTTCTACGAGGCATCAAATCGGCTCCACACAGAACAAGAGTGATGTGCCGTCATCGAAATCGACGTAAATTCCTTCTCCACCAATGCCGAATTTTTGCACCCCTTCACTCGCTTCGACCTCCAAGGAAACAAAATCTTTCTGTTTCACTTCGACCCTCACAACCTTAGGGTCGTCCGGACCAACCCAGAAAGACACATCGCATGTAAGCGATGATGCATGATCGCTATTGCCCTCCGCTTCCACGTGCCGAATCATTTTGTGGAACAGCTTCTTCAGTTCCGACAACTCTTCTGCTGTTTGCACTGAAAAGTAAGGGTCAAATTGCAGCATCTCAGATCTCCATTATCAGGCCGAATCCCGCACGTCCCGGATTATACGTTCCAGATTACGAATGTTTTCGCTGAGGTAGGCGTAGTAGTCAGTATCGGTAACGTCGTCCCTTTCCATTAGTTTTTGTTCTTGCCGCATTCCTTTCAGCGCCACGTCGCCGTCAAACTCCACTCCGTTGATGTACATCTTGAATGTAACGGTGGGTATGTTGTGTTTTTGGGCTTCCTCGAATTTGACGTTTTCTGACAAGCCTAGCAGGGCAACCAAAGGAAGGATGATGGCTGCCATCCACCAGCCGTAGTAGATGAAAAAAGGTACAACTCCTATCAAACAACAGAGGGTCACCCGTTTTGCATATTTGGTGGACTGCTCCCAATTACCGCCCATAAACCATGTTAACGCACACCGCATCAATCGCCCTCCGTCGAGCGGATAAACAGGGATTAGATTGAGGCCCAAAAGAATCCAGTTGAATTTGTAGAACATCCACACCAGGGACATCCACCCATCTGATCCCCAAACCAGCAGGGGCGGGACCACGAGCATCAACAGGAATACGTTGACCAAAGGTCCGCATAGTGTAATCCAGAATTCGTGCAGGTGATTCTTCCTCCAATCTTTGTTTCCCCCCCCGTTCCCAATAATGGCGAAGCCGCCAAATGGATGCAGCATAATCTCTTTGATTTGGTATCCCAGTTTTTGTGCGGCAAGGGAATGACCAAACTCATGCATCAACACCACGGTGTAGATGACGCTAAAAAAAGTGAAAATGATACCGACGACGATCAGCCTGTCCAGAATCGCCCCGTCGAATCGCAGTGCTCCCATCAGGCACCACATGAACACCCAGATCCACCAGAACGAGGTGAGTACGACTTTTATCCCGAAGATTTTAAAACTCATTTGGTCTCCTTACCCAACGCCCTTTGTGTGGCTCGTATGGAGCCTGATAAGAACGCATTGTGCATAGCTATCTTCACGATGTCTCGGTGTTCTACCGGAAGATTCGATAGCCAGTGCTTACCCTGCCCCTTGGCGAATTCATTCAGGTATGTTTGAAATTCCCCATCAGCCTCCATTAGCACGATTGCTTTTCGTCTCGCTTCTCTCGTCGATTGGCGAGCCTCTTTCAAAGCCCTGGGCAGCCCATTCATCTCCAGAGCTTCCTTGGAGTGGCCGGGCGCTCGCTCGCACTTCTCGATCTTGGGTAGATCCATTTGACTTGCGAGTGTGTTGATGGCACCGCCATCTACGGCTTTCACGTAAAAGTCGTAGCCGCCAATTGTGACTCGGAATGTCTTGAGTCTAGTCCAGGACATTTTTTCTCCAAAGGCCCTCCCCGCCGTGGTTATGGCGAAGCCGGGGGAGGGGGCGACTTCTGGAAACGTCGGCTCACGGAGTTAGAACCGGGCGTCGGCCAAATGCAACCTAACGCTCTTCCACCGCACTCACGGCTTACGGGCTCTGTCGCTGAGCGCAGCCGCACCATGCAAAACTCGTCCAGCGACTTCGGGGCGAAGCTGCCCGAATCTCGTTGTCTAAATTGTAGCCCAGCAAAGAGTTGATGTAAAACACGAATTTTTCTGTCACGGTCCTGCATATACGTGTCACGAGGGGGACATATAGACGAGGAACTTATCGGAAAGGGATTTCGGCGTTATCTCCCTTCTGCGGGGAAGATTTTTCGTATTTTCCGACCTTTTCTGATGCAGGTTACCGGTTTGGTCCCCCATTAGAGATTAGAGGGAGGAGGGTTTTCGTGGACCTTTGCATCGCCCAAACGTCTGGTTAAGGGGCAAACGTAGTGTTGGTGGAGGAAATTCGTGCCCCGATAGCCTTGTACATGCGAGGTACAGCATAGGACTTAGCCCCTGCCCGTAGCAGTTTTTTCTCTACCGGCGCTAACTCGTGTAACGGTTGTTCGTATATATCTATAGAAAGGAGTTGTGCAATGTACACGACCAAGGATGAATTCAAGAATGTGGACGTGGAGTACGTCCGGTACAAGTTCATTGAGCAGTTGGGATTCGTGCCGCCCATGAACTTGGAGTTTCCCTGTACAATCCTGATCGACAAGAAAGTTTTCCTGTCGGTCAACCCGGCTTTCTGTGCCCCGCTCTACATGCAACATTATGAGGTGTGGGGGCCGTCGATGGATGTGGAATACAATGGCGACAAATACGCAGGTTTTGAAAAAGCTGTGGAGAAGGCCATCGAACTTTGGTTGATTCCACCTCCCGGTGATGGCGATAACGATTGCGACTTCCCGCCCGATTGTCCCATGCCGAGCGATTCCATCAAGCCCAAGGTGGAAGAAAAAAGAGAATGCTTGGCAACCGCCCTTTAGTCAACCAGCGTTGCCTTGTCAGGATCTACAAGAATGACAACGTAAAGCGGCCCCAGTGGCGTTGTGCGGACGTTGATGGCACTATCGTACCCTTGTGCTTCTAGTTCACCCACCGCTTCGGGATCGCCTGCTATACTGTCAAAACGACTCCATTCTTCATCATCAACAATTTTTGGATTTTGGATGTCGAGCTTGAAAGCTGCAACTGGGCCGTAGGTTTTGGCGAACAGTTCGTTGCTGATAAAGAAACTCGGGCCCGTTAGTTTTTTCGGGTCGCCCGTGCGTGCCCCACGATACATGGTCATGCCACGAACTGCTTCAGCTTCTTTGTTCTCAAGAAATTGGGCGAAGTTTTTCATGCTGTTATTTAGTCGCAGGAAATGAAAAACGCCCACGCAGCATGCTGCGTGGGCGCTATATTCCACGATTATAGCGCTATGGCGCTATTACGCATTTTGGTCCGTCTTCCACGCCACCGGCTTGCTGGCGGCGAAGTAGCCGGTGCCTTCGTTTTGCTCGGGCGGCTGCACGTAACTTTGTCTGGGGGTGGCCACACCGAATGTGTCGCCCCTGGCAGCACCGCCCCACACGTTTCCACCGCCCACGACTTGATCGGGCGGGCTTGGCATCACCGGGGGCTGCGTCGGCGGCTGGAGGGCGCTGGTGCCGATGGTCTGGTCGGAGGCCGAGGTGACCGAATCGTTCACACCGGCGTCTTCGTAGTTGGCACAGGCTTCCAGGTTGTCGGAGTGAAGACCCATAGACATGCCTTTCACCCCAGTGGCACGAGCGGCCATGTATCTCCTCATCTTCTTGGCGCTTTCTTTCATGCCGCCACGAGTCCGCACGGCGTCCTGGTTGCTCCAGGCTGCCATGTTGGAGATCGGGATAGCGGTCTGCTCGGACAACTGTTGCAGGTAGCGTTCGCTGCAACCCATGTATGAGAAGGTCCAGTCGCCGGTCTTTTGGCGAGCGTCGATTTTTTCTTTCAACGCTTCCGCTGACACGTGCTTGGACGAATTCTCGCAACCGTCCGAAATGATGATGACCAGGAAGGAGGTATCTTTGTCCATCTGGACCGTCTCGGACAACTTGTCGATGGTGTAGCCGACCGCATCACGCAGAGCCGTGCTTCCACCGGTGTGATAATCTTCCACCGCTGCTTCAGCGATAGAATCGACAGGCTCGTTCCACAGGTGCTCGTACACTTCGCCGTTGAAGGTCACGAGGGAAACGAAAATGTCTTGGTCTTTGGCGTCTTCCTTGAACTGTTGAACGTGCTCGTTGAATCCTTCAACGGTTTGGGCTCGGGTGCCGCTCATGGAACCGGATTTGTCCAGAATGATTGCGGCGTAGGTTTTCTGCTTACTCATCTTATTGTTTACCTTTCAGAATCGCTTTTGTCTTGGTTTGAGGGAATCCACCCCGGCCACATGCCGGGGTGGATTTTAAAATTCTCACTGGGGCCGCTTTCCTTTGCGGGCCATGTTTACTCGCAAGGGGCCAATCGTACCACCACCTTGCTTGTATTGTCGATAGCGTTGTTGACTCAACTGCTGGGCCCACTCCAGATTGGAAGTGCTTCGGTCAGCAGTGTTGCCGTAGTAGTTGGAAACGGGATTCGGCGGCTGGAACCACTGAACACGTTTCCCATCGTCAAAAGGGCCACCTGCGCCTCCCGACGCAGGGTCCGCCTGATTGACGGGAATCGGGGACGGCGAGAGAGTGACCAACAGGTTCGGCAGGTCGTTCCGCTTCTGGCGGTCGTCGAACTGGACGGATGCTTCCTGGTAGCGTTCACGCAGCGTCTTCATGGGATCGCTGGCAGTTGTAATCATGTCCAGGATGTAGTGGCCGTCTTCACGTTGAGTCATGCTGTAATCACCGGATTCAATCATGACCCGAACGAATTGTCGGACCTCGGTGCTGATCCCGGCCCAACTTCGGTTGAGTTGGTCACAGCTACCATCGGGGCGAAGCGGTCGGCCAGGGTACAGCGGGTTTTCTTCGGCGTATGCGTCGGGCAGATCGCCGATGTTGTGAACCCGCTTGCCTTCGTAGGTTTGGCGGGGCGGGTAGCCTTGCTTGACTTCCATCAGGAGTATCAAAGAGGCTTCGATGTCAACGATCCTACCCTGCGAGTACACCAAGAAGGGGTGGCCCTTGGAGAGAGACCGAAGTCTCGTGCCGACTGGACTGTCGGGTTCCTCGGGATCGAAGGCTTCGAGCAGTTCCCGTGGGGACATGCGGTGGGCTTTCTTCGAGGAAACGTAAGCGGGTACGGGCTGGTCGCCCGCCTCTTCTTTCTTGCCTTCCTTGGGCGGTCGCCAAGACGTAGCGATATTCTTCGCAAGACCTTCCGGTTCGGGCAAATCGGAGTCTCTAGTCGTTGCGGGCGCAAGGACTTTCAGAATTTGCGACCAACTGAGACCCTGGAGTGCGTCTTCGGTATGAGCACCGAAGGCTTTGAGAGATTGGACGAACTTGTTTTCGTCCACGTAGCCGGGGTTGCCTTCCCCGACTGCATCGTTGTGCTCACGGATGTGAGCAAGCGCAGCATCAAGTTTTTCTTGGTAAGCCATGCCTACCTCCTATATGTAACTGCTTCTACTTCTACTACGGTTTGGGGCGACGAGCCCGACGCACCGCTAGGCGTCTACAGTATTCTAGGCAACTTTCCGGATTTGTCAAGGGTGCAGATATATAGGAGTATGGAGAAATTGAATTTTCGGCAGTGGCTAGAGATAGCCGGAACTGGCAAATACAGCGATCTGGTTCCGGGTTGGCGGGGCGGTCCCAAGGGCCCGTATGCCGATCCGAAGAGAATGCCCAGTGATCCCATGTTCTGGCGAAATCATGATTTTCAAAAACAATGGGCAGCAAGAGAGCTAGAAGATGCTAAAAAGCGGCACGAGCTAGATCCGGAGGATGAAGACAAGAGAAAAGGTTTTGCTCAAGCCACCGCAGATGCTCTATGGTCGGCTATGCCCGTTGTCCCCGATAGCAAACCACGGGGGGAGTATGAGGGGTACACCAATTGGGACACTTGGGCTGTGGCGTTGTGGGCCAACAATGAAAGAAAGCACTATGAAGCTACCCGAATGAAACCGGCTGCCTTCTTGAAGAAATACGCCTTGCGATACAAAAGGGAAATTTACCGTTTCTACAGTGACGAAGAGGGTGATGAATCACGTCAAGTCGATTTCGACATGGTGAATTGGGATGAACTGGCCGAGGATTTCAGCGCCGAGTAATCAAGGGTTGGTCGGGGCGAAACCATGGTTCCGCTGGATCAACTGCTGCATGTGGCCCAGCATGACGGTGGTGAAGTAGTTGAACATCTTCCCCTTTTTGATCTTGTCGGGGTCGAGCTTTCGCATCTTTAACCACGCCAGTTCGATACACTCGCCGATCACCGTATCTCGCCAAACTGAATTGCATTCCGGCCAGCAGTTTTGTACGAGCAGGGTCGCCATTAACTCAAATGCATACTCCAGATCCGGATCGGGTGGAAAAACGTACATTCCTTCTTCAACCAGATCCTCGAAACGATGCATTGCTTCATTTCGAGCATAATCAATCCAAAAGTTCTTCATGTGCCTTCCTCAGCCAGAAGTTTGAGCGATCTACCTTGAAGCAAGTGGCGTCTTCCGGGGCATGCTCCGAGCAAAAATACTCGAAGTGTGGATTACGTCTGGAATACGTTGCAGGTTCACCGCACTCTTGGCAATTAGCCATCAGGCGATGACTTTCTAGCAAGATGGCGGTGTGGCTGCGGACGTATTCGTCTCGGGTATCTTGCAGGACGGGAATTCCCCAGAGCTTTTCCAGTTTTTTCGCTTCTTCTAGCAACCGTTTGTTAAAGGTCATGCTCTATTGTAGTGGTTTATTTTCAAAATTCATCAAAGTCCCAACACGATTTTGGCAACCACCTGCTTGTCTGGGCTGTCGTGGTAGAGGTATTTGTACTGGAAGCGGGTTTCTTCCAAGAATTCCAGCCACGCCTTCATTTCATGCCTTGCATAGTGGGGGTAGTTTATCAATTCGTCGAACAGCAGGATCGTGCTTTTGCGAATGAAGGGGCGGATGTGCTTCAACACTGTTTTGGTCGATGAATAGAGATCGCAGTCAATGTGGCAGAGGGCTATCGAAGACGGGTAGCTCTGAAAGAATTCCGGCAGGGTGTCTTCATACCAGCCTTTGATGAATTTCACGTTGTCGGGAGCGTGGGGCACTTTGCCTTTGGCACTGAAGGAGCCTTTATCAAATGTTCGCTTTGCGCCCCGCCAAGCTTCTGGCAGTCCCTCGAATGAATCGAATCCGTAGATCGTTCTCTCGGGAAGAGCATTAGCCAGCAGATTGATGGACCTGCCTTCCCACACACCGAACTCAAACACGTCGCCCGGCCTCTCTAGTGCCTTAATTGCGTTTTGCCTGAGCGATGGCCTGTGTGGGCACCTACGTGCTTCTCGGAGTATCCTCAGTCTCTCTTGACGTGGGTTGTTCATCAAAATCCTAGCACCCTTTTTGTCCATTCTTCGCCCAGATAGTCCCTCGTGGATTGGCGAAGCCCTTCGGCATCCGAGCTTGTCTTCCATTTTTCCATGTATTCATCTTGCCATTTGTGGGTCAGGTTCGGATGTTTGCGTGCTTCTTTATAGAGCTTGGCGGACCTTTCGAGTTGCCAGCCCAACATGTTCTTGAATTGCTCGTCTTCCGGCTTGACGGTCATGGCCAGTGTTAATGCATACACGTCGAATTCTCGCATGAAGAGAACTGTGTCCCACCGTTGTTGGGTCCAACCTTGGCTCTCGGTCATGTCGATGGCACATGCAGTCCCACCGGCGTAGGCGATCCACTCGTCGAAGATGTAAATGGGTTCCGAGTTGAAGTATTGTTGTTGTTGACGCAGGTAGAGGTTGTACGTTCTGCCTCGCAGTGATTTGGGGACGTTGTTAGCGACGGTGTTCAACGTGGTGTTGAGATCTTCCACCCACACCATTTTGTCATCCATGCAGTAGATGCCGTATTTGTTGGACTCTCTTTTGCAAATGCCGTGTAATGTTTCGTGGACTTCCGTGCATGGTCCGTTGCCGCTGTAACTTTCGCTGCCGCTGGCGTGATTCATGACATCGATCCAGATGTCGCATTTTCCGCTCGTTCGATTCCCCTTGGGTGGGTAGTTCGTCCATTTTGGTTCGTACCTTTTTACTTCTGGCTCTGGTTCTGGCTGTGGTTCTTCCGGCTTCGGCTTTTCCGGTTCTACTATTTCGTTGTTGATGTTGCTCTCCCCCGGTGGTTTTTCTCGAAATCCTCGCAAGGCAATCCCAGCGATAAAGAAAAAGTTCACCACAACCACGATTACCAATAATTTTTTCATCTCCTCTCCTTCCGCATTTTACGTCTCCCCTATGCTATATAATGGTGCTATGAAGACTTTCGATGAGTTCTTGATGTTAATGGAACAAGACCCCCTTGGGGGAATGGGTGGTCCGCCGCCTCCTCTTGGTGGCCCTCCAGGCATGGGCGGTCCTCCGGGTTTGGGTGGTCCTCCGGGTGGCCCTCCAGGAATGGGTGGTCCTCCAGGTGGCCCTCCGGGAATGGGTGGCCCTCCAGGCGGTGCGCCCGGTGGCCAACAACCGCCAATGAAGGTTGAACCTCAATCCGTTTGGGACGTGTTGGAAAAGATTCTTACAGGTAAGAAAGTTGAAGAGCCGCAAGAGAAGCCACAGCAACCACCTCCTGGTGCGGCTCCTCCAGGAATGGGTGGTCCTCCAGGTGCTCCTCCAGGAATGGGCGCTCCTCCAGGAATGGGTGGTCCTCCAGGAATGGGTGGTCCTCCTCCGGGTCCACCGCCCGGTGGCGCTCCACCTCAACACTTAATGGGTACACCTGGATTCTAAAACACATTCCTGCTATACTCCCTTACTCCCATGTAAGCGACCATGTAGGAATGAATGAATGAAATGGCTCATAACTGCTGACATCCATGTTCACCATCACAAAAAATCCGCCGAGCGATTACAAGATTGCTTGGATGCACTCAACTGGGTTTTTCAGACCGCTGTAGAGAAGTCGGTAGAGCACATTATCGTGGCGGGCGATCTGTTTTACGACAGATTCAAGATCGATGTGCCAACTTATCAGAAGACCTTTGAGATTTTCAAGAAGTACACCGACAAGCATGATTTTGGAGTGTGGCTGTTAATTGGCAACCACGACATGTTCATGCACAAAGAGTGGGACATCTCTTCTATGGTCCCACTGAGCGGCATTCCTTCTGTTACCGTGATTAACAAGCCTTGTGTCATCCCCATTGGTGGCGTGCCCGCTGCCTTTCTTCCTTACACTTCTGATCCAATTGCTGATTTAGCAAAGATCGAAGATAATTGTTCGCCCGCTGACATCCTTTTCGGGCACGTGGCGTTGGACAATGCTGTGCTGAATCCCCTGTACAACACCACGTCTGAAGTGCAGGTTGAAAATGACGGTGACATGGTTAAAGTTGATTCGGGGATTTTTGAAAAATGGAAGCAGGTTTTTCTCGGTCATTATCATGCTGCTCAAACACTTGGCAGTAATGTGGAGTACGTCGGCTCACCATTGCAGCTTTCATACGGTGAAGCCTTTCAACCAAAACACGTGATAATTTACCATCCAACTGCCGATATTAAAGAATACGTGGAGAATGATTTTAGCCCCAAACATTTCATCATTCGGCGCAATGAAGTGGACAAGTATGACGTGGCTGGAAATTTCGTAAAGTTGCTGGTTGATGGAATGGATGAAGTCGGATTGATGAATACCAGGAAGGAATTTTTGGAAGAGTTGGGTGCCAAGACATTCGATGTGAAACCTCCCGATAATGGGAGGGGCCAGAAGGATGATGAGGTAATGGTAGAGAATGCACGAGCGATACTTGATAACGAGTTTGAGATCTTCAAGCGATACATCGAAGAGGTGGAAAAGAAAGATCCCGAATCTCTCGAAGGGCTGGAAAAAGATCGACTAATGGAGTTATGTCAAAAAGTAATTGACGCAGCACGTAAGCGTGAAGAAGGGAAAGACGAAACTCATGAGGAAATTGAACTTTAAGTACCTCGCCGCCACCAATTTCGTATGTTTCGGGCCGGAAGGTGTCCAGATAGACCTGACCAAGAAGGGCCCGGTTACGCTTGTGCGGGGTGACAACTTGGATGTTGTGGAAGACGAAGAGCGGGTCGCCAGCAATGGCGTTGGCAAGAGTAGTCTTGCCGACATTCTGGTTTTCACTCTTTTTGGTAAGCCCATCAAGAATCCCAAGAAACTGAAGCTGGCCGATCTGATTCACAACAAACACAAGAGTAAGGGATTTCGCACCGAGGTGCGATGGGATCAATATCGTGTGGTGCGAACTTTCCGAAAATCTCAGAAAGTTCGTCTCTATGAGTGGAATGAAAACGCTGATGAGGAGGCAGATCGCTGGAAGGATATTTCTCCTGGTGGCAATACGCCCACACAAGCGGAAATTGAAAAAGTGCTGGGAATGACTTTCGAGTCATTCGTAAACGTGGTGGTTTTCACGGATAACAATGCAGGGACATTCTTGGAAAGTGATGCCGAATCCAAGAGGAAGATCATTGACAACCTTCTAGCCCTTAATCGCTTCGGTTTATTGCGTGATGTGTCTAAGGATTTTCGCAAGAAGGCAAATGCGGAAACCAAAACGCTCAAAGCGCTTGTGGAGCAGATGACTGATACTTTGGAAACCTACAAAGATCGCATTGGTGGGATTGAAGAGAACCAGAAGAAGTGGCGGGTAGAAAAGCAGCGTGAACTAACCGCTTTACACAATCAAAAGTCCGCTCTCCAGGATCAACTCAAGGTAAAGAGCGATCAGGGCGCTGCGTTGGCGGCATATGAAGCGGCCCAAGACGAGACTAAAGAACTGTCGGCCAAAATCCCAGATTTGGAACAGAAAGAGGGCGTGGTTACCAAAGCCACAAGCCAAGTGCAAGTTGCCGTGGAACAACTCCGAGGGCAGAAAAACAAATTGGCTTTGGAAATTCAGACGCACCGTTCTTCTCGACAGCACGCCCAAGACGCAATTGGAAGAAAACAAAAAGAAATTGCCAAACTTGAGTCTCAAGAAGAAGGGGCAATTTGTCCAACTTGCTATGGGGAGGTGAAGCAGGAGAACTATATAAAGGTAGTGGATGCTCTTCGTCGAGAGATACAAGAGCAAGAAGATGTGACAGCCACAGAAGATGCGGCCATTACCGGCCTTGAAATGAAAGTAGCTGAGGTCGATGCTGCGATTAAGAAACAGAATGGCAATTTGCAAGTGTGCAAGACCAAGGGTTCTGAAATCAGCAAAAGACTGACAGAAATACGAAGGAAGTTAAGCGAGTTGGCAAAGATTAGGAAACCAGAAGCCAACGTTGATGAGGCGATATTATTGCAGAGGATCGCACAGATCGATGAGCAAACAGTTGCCAAGAAAACCGAAGCAGAAGGTCCGACGCCCTATGATGAAATTCTCGCATCTGCGAAAGAAGATGTGGAAAAACAGCGTGCCGCCTGCAAAGTCAAAGAGGGCGAATTGACAGAAGCCGAAAATGATTGTCGCTATTACAAGTTTATGGTTCCGGTGTTTGATACGGAGATTCGTAGCTTCATAATAGATGACATTCTCCCCGGCTTGAACAATAAAGTGGCCTACTGGCTCCAGTTCCTAATCGACGGTAAGATTCAATTAAAGTTCGACAATCAGATGGGCGAACACATTGATAGGAATCCGCCCGATGGAGACCCCTTTGTTTACTACGCCATGTCCGGTGGCGAGCGACGACGAATAAATTTGGCCGTCTCTCAAGCGTTCGCTTACATCATGATGTTAAGTGCTGGCTGTTGCCCTTCTATAGCTTTTCTCGACGAGGTAACCACCAATGTTGACCCAGTAGGGGTTGAGGGAATTTACCAAATGATTCAAGAGCTTGCTCGTGACAAACAAGTGTTCGTTACCACTCACGATCAAGGTTTATTGGAAAAGTTGGGCGGTTGTGATCGCCTCGTTTTGCAGAAAAAAGACGGCTTTACTAAGCTCGTCTGATGTGCCAAAATGGCGCTCATTCCCTTACTAATGTAACTCGACATTATTATTGTCGAAGGCATAATTTTTTTGAATTCATAAGACTTGATACAAAGCGTATGAGAAAAATCCATCATGAGAAAGAGGGAGTGCTATGTCGATAAAGGCTTTGCAAGATTACACGTACTATTCCAAGTACGCACGTTACAATGAGAAAGCGAGAAGGAGAGAAACATGGGGAGAAGCGGTAGACCGAGTGATGGATATGCACTTGAAACGCTATCCTCAAATGGCTGATGAAATTGAGTGGATAAGACCGCTGGTGAAAGAAAAGAGGTTCTTGGGTTCGCAACGTGCCCTTCAGTTTGGCGGCAAGCCGATTGAGAAGATTAACGCAAGAATCTACAACTGCATTTCGTCATATTGTGACAGGGTACGTTTTTTCCAGGAGTGTTTTTGGCTTCTCCTGTGTGGCTGTGGCACGGGGTTCTCTGTTCAGCGACATCATGTAGATCGCATTCCCGCTTTTCATTCACAGGCGGGCAAGGGGTCAACCAAAATCTTTACAATCCCCGATTCGATTGAGGGGTGGGCGGATTCGCTCGGCATTCTTTTGGCCACATATTTCCCACACCCCGATCATCCGGATTGGGAAGGCTACACAGTAGAATTCGATTTCTCTTTAATCCGACCTGCGGGATCAACACTCTCGTCGGGTGTCGGAAAAGCCCCAGGGCCAGATCCCTTGAAGAAGGCGCTGGACCGTATTCGCAAGTTTCTCGATGAACGACTTGAGATGGGCTTGGAAAGATTGCGGCCAATTGATGCATACGATATTTGCATGCACGCTTCCGATGCGGTGTTGTCAGGTGGGGTGCGACGAAGTGCGACCCTGTGCTTGTTTTCCCCCGATGACAAGGAGATGGCAACATCCAAAACTGGCAACTGGATGTACGACAATCCTCAGCGAGCCCGCTCAAATAATTCGGCTCTCTTGATTCGCAGCGAAACGTCAAAGGAAGAATTCCTTGA